CAGCGTCTTTTGTAATTGCGTATTTTTCTTTACGCTTACCGTATAGTTTGACAATTTCTTTAATGTCGCCCTTTTGTGGGCCAGTTACATTTGGATCGTAATAAGGCGCCATTAAATTGCCAGAATTTAAATGTGGCAAACCAAGCGCGTGCCCAAGTTCGTGGCAGATCACCGCTACGGCCATATTAAATGACCACGGCTCGGCCTCGTCGAACATCTGATCTAATTGCACGTTTTCAGTTACGCCGCACGGTAATTCGCTCCAGGCCAGCGTGCCGCCCTTGTTATCTAATCCGCTAGCACGGCCAACGCCTGATCGAGCATAAATGTTTGCTTTATCTGAGCCGTCAACGCGGGTCGGCTCAATATCGCAAACTTCGGCCCACTGCGAAAAAGCAATGTCGTACGCTTCTTTAACCTGCTCGTCTGTTACGCCTGGAAGCGTAATGTCGTGATAGTACGTAATCTTTTTATGCAGCCACTTGCACGGAGCACCGCCAGGCGCCGTCAGATTAAAATCTGGTAGCCCGCATCGCGGCCTGTGAATGCGACTAGCAGTGCGTGGCTCAACGGCGCCGGTCGGCTCCAGGCCGTTAAACTCCTGATAGGCTTTTACAGCCCGCGATAAATCGGCCCCGCGAATTGTCTTAACCTTCGCCCACGGTGTTTCACCAAAGTAACCAAGGTCAAAGAGTTTTTTCAGTGTTTCATTAGCGGAGAGAATTTCGTTTTTTTGTTTTTTTGGCGTCCTTGCCATACTGTGTCACCTTTATTGTTCTTTCGCTAGTTCGATTAATTCGTCCAGCGTGGCGTCATCAGCCGACTCGCCCAGTTCGTAAAGTGCCGTCAAAATAGGGTTAGCGTCGTGCCGGCTGTCCTGTTTGTCCGCACAACAGTCGCGCCACAAAAGGTTTGCCCGGCGCCGCAAACGAATTAGTTTGCGGGCGGGCAACGATCGAATGTCTTTGATGTCTTGTTTAATCTCGTCGGGTTTTCGCAACTCTCGGCAGTAATAGATAATCTGCAGCATCAACGAAATAATCGCGAGTACCAAAAGCGGGTCGAACTGAACTGAGTTGTCAGCCCGAAACACCAACTCGTTTGTAAGTCGATCCCGCAGTGCCGACAAACGCGGCGAAGCATCGACCCGCTTTTGGAGATCTCCGTTTGTCATGTTATTGCTGTGCGGTCATCCGCATTTTTTCAATGGTGGTCGCTTCCAAATAGTGGTAGCGATGGCTCAGGATAGTCGCCCGCAGTTGATTGCGGTTCGACAGATACTTCCACACCAATGCCGCGTTCACAACAATGACCTGCGTCGCACCCACGACGGCGGTCAACGCCTGCGTCAGCTCAGCAGCTGTTGTGTTGCTGACCCAGCCAATAAGCACAGCCACAGCCACAAGATTAGCCACAGCCGAACCAGCCATTGTCCAAAAATCAGACGACATCCAGTTTCCAACGCCCGTTTCGGCGGTGTTGTTGGCCGCCTCATTTAACATCCGCATTTCTTCGCGGACAGTATCAACGCTTACTTTACGTGTCGACATAGAGCCTCCTAGAGTAAAAGCACAACACTATATTGTGCCTTAACAGTTACAAATTCGCAAGCACGTCAGCGCATGCCTAACATAGATGGCACAATAGCGTGCATCATTCCGCCCCATAACCCCATGTCCTGGAGTTTCTCTTGGGCTAGCGGCGTTAAGCCGGCCATTGCAGACAACGCTTTGCCGGCCATCGTCGCGGTGGCTAGGCCAACGCCGGCGGACGCGATACCGTTAATAACATCAGACGGCCTGATAATCGGCGACTGTAGACCAGTGCCTAAACCAGTCATCATGCCGCTTGCCGCAGCGGCATAAGCCGGCGGTGTGTGATTTTCAAACCCGTTATAAAAACCTTTACGGGCGTCGTTCCAAACTGCGTTGTTAAATTGTTGGATATTAACCGACGGCGCCATGATGCCCGAGTCACCGGGAATAGCCGGATTCAATTCTGGCGCGTAAACGCCAAACTGCGAGTTTTTAATTGTCCAGCCACGCAAAAAACTTGTATTTTTGGCTCGCGCATTCGCTGCCGCATTGTTCGCCCCAAGGCCAACGCCGCCCAAGCCGCCGATAAGCGCCAGCGTATTTCGCAGCTTACCGCGCTCTAAGTAGCGCTCCGGGAATAAGTTTTCAATCAGTGTGCCGGCACCATACCCAAGACCGCCAGCAGCCAAGCCCGTAACAATAGCGTTGGTCAGAGGGGTTGGCCCGCCAAGCGCGTTTTGTGCGGCATCAAATGTTGGCGCGATACCGGTAATGCCTGCTTTTTTTACAACAATCTCTTCGGCAATGTTCAGGGGCGCTAAACGCTGAAATACACACGACCATTGCGGCATAGCCGCTGCGTACTTTTGTTGGGTTTCGCTGCTCGGGTCGTGACTCGCGTACACAGTCAGTGTATTGGTCGCCGGACGCCACGTGACAAAACTGGTGCTCAGTAAGCCGGTGTCTTTTACGGCGTCAACGTGGGCGGCTTTAATGTGTGCCACAACAGGCAGCAACGCAGCCACCCTGTTGGGTACCTGTTCCCACGCGGAAATATCGTGCGACGGCTGCATCACGTTAACACTCGAAATAACTGCACGGCAAAAGCCAGAATTACGACAATCCAGGCAATCAGACCGCTGAGAGCTAAAAAAACAATAAACGACGTCAGAGTCAATGCCGGGAACAATTTCTGAATAGGTATTTTACGAAACAGCAGCAATGCACGCATCCATTGCGGCGACGGCTTGTCCGGCGTTACGTCTGGTGTCGGCGAAGGTTTCGGCTTTGGCTGCCAGGGCCAGTTTATTTTGCTCATCGCGGTGTTCCTAAAAAGTTGCCGCCAAACCGCTCGATTGTTTGATCTACGATTGATGGCTGCGGCATATTGCCGTGAAAAGCCTGCAGGGCTAATTGATGGCGATAAGCCGGGTTAATAAACGCCTGATACGACTGATTATTCCGCTGGGCTTGCAGCATCCAGTCGCCCCGTCTTTTAATTTCAGCCATGTGATTACGGATGTTCTCAAACACAGGCTTCTGCATGTCATACGCGAAAGGACCGCGGCCAAATACCGAGTTCCGCAGTTCATTTAAATACACGCTGTTCGCCGCGGCTTTTACGCCAGCCGGAATAACGGTCGGATCTATGTGGAGCCTGAAATTCGTGGGCCGGTGGGTAATGCCTTTGTATTTCGGCTTAGCGTCGTCGATTACCCAGTCATCAGGCGATTGTGCCATCAAGCGCCGAATGATCGCGGCCTTGTGGTCGTAGCGCTTGTTATCCGAATGTTCTTTTGCCGCTAAAAGGTCTTTGAGGATTTCGGGCTGCGCGGCTTTCTCTATTTTTTCTTGCTTGTCGTAGTAGGCCGCGTCTTCGGACAAGTGATCCTTGGCAATTTCTTTGGCGATTTGATCGTTGTCGGTGTGCTCGTGCTCATGCCGTGTTCCCCTAGTTAATTCTTTTTTCAAAAACTTATTATCGGCCTTGCCGTCGGCTTCGCCACCAGATAACAGATCCGCCTGTTTCTGCTGGCTTTGCAGTTTTTGCAGTAGGGCCGAAAGGTCTTGCCCTGGTTTGTATTTCAGCGTGCCCGGAAGTTTGTCATACGCCGCAATCGTGGGCGTGTGAAACTTATAGACAAGATCGGCAATACGCTTTTTTTCTTGCTCGACGTCCGGCGTCCATTTTTTTGCGGGGTCTTTTTCGTACCGCTGTTTTGTGCGGCTAAGGCGTTGTTCGTACGCCTGCTCGACAGGCGGGTTTACATGCACCCTTTTGTATTTGCTTAAAATCTCAGGCGGAAGATACGACAGCTGCACACCCTCGACCACGGCGGGCCCGTCGTTTTTCTCCAACGTTTGCATAGCCGTTTGCCGCATCAGTGCCCGAAAGTCTTGTTCTTTGGGCGAGCCGGCTGGCAAATGATTATCCGGCGTATTGTCGTCAAGAAACTTTTGAAAATTGGGATCTTGATCGACCGATACGCGCGGCAGTTTTAATTTTTCGGCTAGGGCTTTTGACAGCGTAGATTTGCCGGCCCCAGAATGCCCGCTTACGAGCACAACCTGGCTCGGGTCCGCGGCAGCGGCTTTGCGTACCTCATTGTCGCCGAGCACGTTCTTTTTTCGTACTGCGACCGTGATGTGAAACGGATGGCCCTTCGGCAGCGGCGACAATCCGTAACTCTTGCGAATTGCGGTTAAGCCGGGGCTCGAGACTTGCACGGCCCAAACTTTGCTTACGCCGCTAATGCCTCGGACGGTTATTTCTTTTAACGGCCCAAGTGTGTAGCCAAAGTTGTGGCCACGCTCATTGATCTTATCGGCACCCACCGACTGCACTTCGTCGGCAGTCATCACAGAAATATGGGCGTTCAAAAGATCTGCGTCAACGTTGGGCACATTCATCGCGCCGGCCAACGGCAGTTCTGCCCCGGGCGCCACCAAGGCGTCAAATAATCCACGGACTAACGCGTTTGGCACAGATAGCAGAAGCCATCCGCTTTTTGCCAGATACAAGCGGCCAGATAATGAATGATTTGCAGCCGTCTTTGTTCCCGTGCGGCCAAGCCAGCCAATGGCGTTGCCAAGCTGGTACACGGTTTGATCTTCCAACGATGTTTCCCACAACAGCGGATCAAGACTGAATAAGCTGTTCATGGGTTTTCCTTGTACGCTGCTCGGCTAGGATTCGAACCTAGAACCATCGCATTAACAGTGCGCCGCGCTACCGTTGCGCCACCGAGCAATAATTCAACGCGAGCCGCCGATCGCTTCAGCACTCGTGGCCGAAGACGCGTGGACAGCGGACACGCAATGGTTGACCATGGCCTGTGCGGACAGCAGCAGCAACACCGCACAGAACGCACTGGCGCCCCACGCGGCGACACTCAATTGTTTACGGACGTTCATTGTCATGTTGATGCAACTCCTCATGATCACGTTCATGGTGGATGATGACTTTAATACCGGCACCAGATAACAACGAAATCGCCAAATCGGTTAGCGTCGAGCCGCCCATGCCGGCCAGCACGCAAATCCCAATTAGGCCGTATACATTTTCTGTCCGGCAGTAATTTTGATACCAAATCAGTGCGATGGCTAACCCCAGAAAACCGGCGTTAAGCATCGAGCTGATGACATTAAGTTTAGACAGTTTTTTGGCAAACCGCAAAAGAGTTGCCAAGCCTGCGAAGCCCGCGGCCCCGAAAGCACTGATAAATACGGCAATAGCGTGCAAATTTTCGTCAGACATGATGATAACCGCTTGATATTGCTTGCTTTATGTTAAATGCGTCAAAAGCCCTCGCGATCCCCTTCCGCGAGACCGACCCTGATTTAAACCAGGGTTTTACGACGACTTACAAAAGTAAAATTTACTTTGTGTGGCATTCGCCGTACCTCCAACCGCGCTCACGACTATATCTGACCGCGGAACCTGCCGAACTTTGCCGCATCCCTGCGGTAAAAAACGACCCTAACCAGCCGGCCACCACGACTAACTTTTGACGCACTTCAATTTTAACAGTATTACCCTGGCCGCGATAATCGGGCTGGCAATAAAGATAGGTTGTCAAAGATCGGTGGCTGGCAGTCTTTTACCGCCCGGCTGTCAGTACGTTAGATATATCGCATCGGCTCGTTGCTGCACAGGCCGGCTGGCTCGTAAAGTGCTAGCCAGTCTTCGCCGGCTGTCTCTGGAAATACAGCAATTGACCGAGATGTTAACTCGTGCCCCGGGAGCGTCCATACAAATTGTGCACTTGTTAACGCCAAGCCCTGCGTATCTAAAAACGAGTGGGCGCTGACGTTACATAAAGCGTCCAGGGTGGCCGGATCGTGAGCGCGGCACCAGACGCGCTGCTTGGATAGCAGGGCAGGTGGCGCGGGATTAAAGCCGCCGTCGTAGGGCAAGATAAAAGTGCCGCAGTGGAATACGACATCGACACAGACATGCCAGCCGGCTTTGAGGGCTTTTTGAATATAGGCAAGTTTATTTTCATTGTCTGGCTGTCGCCCGTCGATGTTCCCGAGGTGCGAAATAATAATACCGTCAAACGGCGTCCTACTTCTTGCCGCCATATAACATCCTTGTAGCCAAAGCAGAAAACAACGGAGCCATCGTAGCGACCGACTTGCGGCCTGTCTACGGCCCTGCGTCAGAGAATCTTGGCTGCAATTAAGCAACCACGCGCGACGGCATGCAGGGGGTCATTGGCGTGCCGCACTTCTTTAATTGGTAATGGAAATCCGTTGTCGTCCAATTTTTTTGCGAACACGTCAATAAAGCCTTTGGCCTGGCTGGTCCCTCCGGCAATTACAACCGGCAACGGATCTTTAAATTTGGGTAACGCCTTGTGGCCAGCAATCGCGTGCGCCAGCATTTTGGTCGTGTAGTCAATCAACCGCTCGTAATACGCACTTACAGCAGCCAGCACCGGATTATCGTTCTGTTCGCCAATCGTGAAGTCACCCTGCTCTTTCTCGGCCTGTACCACCGAGTCTTTTTCACCAGTAGCGACGGCGGCCATACGGTCAATCCAGTCGCCGGATTTGGTGGTGCTAAACATGACTGTCGGCTCACCATTGAGCATGATGCAGCAGTTCACCATGCCAGCGCCGCATGACAGTGCCACGCCGGTGTAGTCATCTTTCTCGAGTTCGGAATAGCACAGCGCCTCGGCTTCGTTGATCGCCCGGGCCATGTACCCGCATTCGGCCAAAATGGTCATAACCACGTCTTCGTGATACCCAACGTCAAAGTCTTCGTCTTCTTGGTCGACGGGCTGGGCCGGAACGCAAAACACAAGTTTTTCGTGGGGTTCGCTGGCCGTGCCGACGACTTCTTTCAGGATGTACGCCAGGATGCGCCGAGCGTCTTTTTCCTTGGCCGAAACAACGCCCCGGAACATGGGCCGTTTGGCTGACTCGTTGCGCTCGATGGCTTTTTCAATAGCGTCTTGCCCAAGAAGAATAAACGTGCCGTCAGCGTCTTTGACGAATAACTTGCCCTGCAGGCCTTTCTCAATCATCTTCGTGGCCACGGGGGTCGTCGGCTTGATGGCAAAGAACGCGTCACGCAGTTCCTTGTACTTCACGTAGTCGAACTTATCGTCGCTGGTGTAGCTAACGGGGGCTTCGGAGTCTGAAGCCAGGACAATGAATGAAGTACCAACGTCTAAACCTTTGGCCATTTTATTTACCCTTTAATTGTGCCAGTTTGGAAACCGAGGCATTAATGGTGTCTTGTTTTGCCGTGGTTGTCCCGAGCTCCACGTCCGAGGCTTTCTGCAGCCCGTCTGTATTAATCTTTGTCACGACTTTTGTTTCATTGATGTCAATTGTACTGATGTCTGGCTGCAGCACGGGCGTGGGCCGTCCAGATCGCGATGGCTTCGCGAGCGGAGATTGATATACCGGCCCAGCCGGGCCCGTAAGCCGACTCGCAATAATATCGAGGCGCCCAAGAATATAGCCAAGTGCGAAAGCCAGCAAAATGGACACATGTATGATGTAACTATCCATGAGACTCTGGTACCACAAGTTTCGGTTCCCAGACAGTATAAGGGTTTACGGCTTTAGGCATAAATAACGGCAGCGTTTCGCAGACGTCAAACTGATCTTCTAGTTTTTTAAACTCTCGCGGATCTGTGGCACCGACGCCCTCCGGCAGGTCGTCAATCCAAATGTCGATTTTGTAGCCGCGTTGTAACGTCATTGCCCGCTTTGGACCGTGATTACAGAAAATACAGTCCTTTAAAAGTTTAAAAGTGTCTTCGCCAAATACGTGCAGAAGTTGCAGCCTATTAGCCGGCGAATCAGTACGCCCTGTCACGCAGATCACTGTGTGTCCGCGGCTCACAAACAACCGCAACATATACCGCCACATTTCCACGTCGCTGGTGAACGTGCGGTCAAAATCAATAGCGATCGTGGTGAGCCTGTACGGCGTCATGCGTGCCAGTTGCTCATGTATTTCACGGCAATGTACGTGCCGATAAACGCCCCGCACGCTAGCGGAATGAGATACCACGGGTTGTGCAGATAGTTCATGACACCGTAAGCGCCCAAACTATACAACACGGCGCTAATTCCGCTGGCTTTCAAAGCCTGCTGACGACTGACGCAAATCACGTACAGGGCGTACAAAATGTCAAACAAAATGTAGACGACAAATACTGTTCCGGCGGTGGCCCAACTGAAGTTTTCCATGGCAGTACTGTCTCGTGTGTTAAGGTCGCGAGTTGACCGCCCGGAAAGCGTGCGCCAGCGTATCGCCTAAAATCTGTCGAATACGCTCACAGTCTTCATAACTATCTTGCAACTGATCTTCATAAAAAATACGCAAGTACGTCGCCTCGATGGGGTTGTTGATCATCAGTGCGTCAAGTTGTGCAAGACGCGTGGCGTAGTTCTTGATGACTTCTTCTTCTAGCTTTAAAGCCTCAACCAGTGCCGACTCCGTATTACGACAAAGCGGAAACTGTTTGCCGCTGGAATTTGGCAGATTAAAGTGCAGCCCAAACAGCCGATCTAGAAACTGCTGGACATGCTGCATTTCCCCTTTGGCGGACTCCAAGAAAAACTCTCGGTATTCGGCCGCGTGGATGCCGATTACAGATGACGCGTGATAAAGATAAAACTGCAAATGCGTCCATTCGTTCTGTAAGTCCGCGTTCATCAGGTCTAAAAACTGCGGGAGCGTCATGCTGGTCTCCTATTTAATAGCGTGTTAAAGTCAGTCAATGTCGGTGTCGTTATCCAATTCGCCGTTCGAGACGACGTGCTCAAAGATGTCCATGGTTTTTTTGCAGCGCATCTCGTGCAGCAACTCGATGCCCATTACCGCGTTGGCAATTTTGTCCGTGTCCAGTGCGTCTTCTGTGACCATCTCAGATAAGAGCTGCAGGTCGTCTACCGTCTGCCAGCACGCCATGAGGGCCTGCTCTAAATCAAACCGGTCGTACGTTGCTTTAATTGACATGATGTTCACGCTCCTTTTTTAAAACCCACCACGCATTTTGCCATTGCTGCCGCACACTATCGCTGAATGTCACTGATGTCTGGCCGGGCAAGATTTTACTGGCCGGAAGAATATAAAACAGCCGTAGTTCCGTATGCACAAAAATAAATGCGTCTAGTTCGTTTTTGCGATAACTCGTCGTAACGCCGTTTGTACTTCGCCGCAGGTCGAATACGTAACTCTTGTCTGTGCGACGTTTCTTGGTTTCCTGCCCTTTAACCTGCACGCGTTTAATTACGTCGCCAAAGTACGTGATGCGGTCGACGCCGATATCAAACCGCGGCACGCAAGGCATAATGCCGTGGCGGAACATCTCGTTCTCCGCCATGTTTTCCGCAATTGCCGCGATCACATGCGCGTCTGGCAATTTAGAAAAGTTTGGCCCCAGCGTCTCGACGTCTGGCACCGGCGGCACGAGCACCTTCGACGTGAACCGGTTTTTTGCATCCATGCAAAACGACCAGGGGTTATTTGTAGGTGTAACGTTTCGTTGGATCGCGGGGCGGTGGATCTGTGAAACAAACCGTCAGTAAATCAAACACGGCCGACGTAAGGATCGGGGCCAGGCAAAACAACATCACACCGCCGCAAATAAAAGCACCGATGTCGCCGAAGAATAACACCAACGGAAAAAACGTTAGTACGCAAAGCAGCATGCAACCAAATGCCCGTCGGTGCAGCCGTTCTCGCTGTGCCCACCTTTTGTTTTTTTTGACGGTCGCATGTTCGTCGAGCAAGCGGTCGAGTTCAGGTACGGCGCTCATGAGTCATCTGCGTGCAAATACTAAGGCTGACCGCGCAATGTGGTGGGCACTATCAAGTGCCGAGTACTGCCGCACACGCGCACTGTCTTCGGGAAGCATATTAAACCCGGCAACGTTAAATTGGTCAACCCAATATTTATCGTCTTTACAGTTTACATGGTGGTAACCGCCCTGCTCCGGAACGGCGTGCGAAAGCATGACAAACTTCGCCCCCTGAAACGTCGCCATTAAGTTCGGCACGTACGGCTCAGCAATGTGCTCGACGACTTCGACGCAGTAAATTAAATCTACAGCACAGTACAGCGGGGCATGCGTTATGTCATGTAAAATTGTTGGAAAACTTGACATTTCGACGTTCTTTTTTAACCCGTCGACGGCTACGACTAGCGGCCCAAGTTTGGAGAAAAAATGGGCACTGTAGCCCAGTCCGGAGCCTAAATCCAACAGCGTCCGCACAGCAAACCGGTCTACGAGATACCGCCACGTCGTCGGAGAATATGTAAACGGATCGCCTTCGTTGATATTGCCGCCCAGGTGCGGATTAGCGTCGTCTGTAACGAACGTGTAGGTCATGCCTGCTCCGGCCGGCTAAAGACGCCGACATAAAACTCGCCGTTGAGGCCATCGGCATCGGCGACACCTTGAAAATGGAAGTCTGTGTGCCAGCCTGCTTCTTTGAACGGTGCCATAAGCATGGGCGCCGTGAGCGTGTGCAAATGCCCTGTGTATGGCGGCAAATTAATCCACTCAAATAGCCGTACTCGTTTGGCTACTCGGATTGACTGCTGAAGGACGGCAGTCGGATCTTCGACGTGCTGCAAGCAGTTGTAGATCCATGCCTCGTCAAACTTGGCACCAGGAAGTATGTCGCTGAGTTCTTCCCCGCGGCAGAACACACGCGAAATAGCTGCCGCCGTATAGCCCAGCTCCAAAGAGCCGTAATTAATCGGGTCAACCGCACAGCCAAACCCGACCTGGACGCGCTGCAGAATAGAGAAGGGCCCGCAGCCAATATCGACCACAGCCAGGTCGGGAGAATCTTTGATACCCAGCCAGCCGGCAACCGTGTCGCCCTTTTTAATTTCTACACTGTACTGCTGCGGTGTGTTCAACCACCAGTCGCGCTCCCATTTCTGCGCCTTCTCCCACTCAACCTGATTGGGTCGCATGTGTACTCCGTTGCGGGGTGTGCCGTAATCTACAGCGGTCCACCCAAACTAGTCAACGGGGCATTACAACTTTTTCAAGATAGCGGCTACAAGCGGATGGCGCACCACGTCATTTGTTGTGAATTTAATCGTGCTAATGCCGGCCACATCCTGAAGTCTAGCCACGACGTCGACCAGCGGCGGCGGGCTATACGGCAGGTCACTTTGAAACGGGTCACCGGTAACAATGACCTGGGTATTCTGCCCAAAGCGCGAAAGAAATAACTTGAGTTGCTGGTAGCTCGCGTTCTGCGCTTCGTCAAAAATGCAAATAGCGTTATTGAATGTTCGCCCGCGCATGTAGCACAGCGGCGCTAGCATAATGCTCTTATTGATGATTTCCCGTTTGGGGCCGCACTTACCAATCAAAGCGTCCATCGTGTCATACAACGGAGCCATGTACGGATTAACTTTCTCGCCGAACGTGCCGGGAAGATAACCCAGCCGCTCGCCCGCTTCAACGATGGGCCGCGTTAACACGATGAATTCGCGGCGCTTGTTTAATACTTCGTTGAGCGCATACGCCATAGCCAAGAACGTTTTGCCAGAGCCAGCCGACCCTAGCAAAAACGTCATGGGGCTTTTGCTCATCGTATTCCAGGCATGCTTCTGACTGGCGTTGCGCCACTCAATAATCAGCGATGCGCTTTTGTCTTGTTTCTCCAGTTGTTCTACTGCTTTGACTTTCCTCTTTGCTTTTCGCTCAGCCTTTCGAACCGACTTGTTGTTTGTTCGCATTGCGGCGTTCCTTGCCTATTTTTTATCGCGGCTGGTTGTGCAATAAGTTACCTTACCGGTGTGGGTACTTTTGTTTTTACCGGCGTGACGCTTGCTACGCTGTTCGCCGGGGCCGTTGATTGCACAGGTTGTGGCTTAATGTTTGGCTGCAGCGGCGCAGGTGGCAAATAACCGTGATGCGCCCCAACCATAGATTGAAACGGGTTCATTTTTTGCCCCGGCCGCACTGTACCTTTTCGGGTGTACAGGTTGTACAACTGCTGATCAGTGCTTTTTGGATTAAAGTGAATTCCGTGCTGCTTAAACGCGGCTTCGGCGTACGGGCGATCGAACGCCGTTTGGCTGAATTGTGATACTGGTTGTGCCGCCTTCTTCTCAGTCTTTTTTTTCTTGCTCTTACTTCCAGCCGGGCGGCACGAATTATTGCTATACGGCTTCTTCCCTGGAACCGGCTCGTAACCTTCCCAACACCGTGCGGCTTTTAAAGCAGCGTGTTTCAGTACAATTTTTTGTGCGATGTTCATAGAGGCACGTGTTTCCTTCCCTTCTGTTGGCGCGAAAAATCCTCGTTCAGCCAGTTCAGCGTGCATGGCTGCGTCAGCGGCGGCATCAGTGTCGACGCCGAAAGCATTGCCCAGTGCCATGCCCCAGCTACCTTTGCCGCCGCTTCTCGCTTCTTGCAGTCGTGCGTCGCGTTCTTTTTGTGCGGCTTGCAATGCTTGGTTGTACAAATAGCCTTGCTGCCCCGTCTCGTCATACTGTTGCTGAAGGCGTGCGAATAACGCCGCGGCTTCTTCTCGGGTCTTGGGCGCGTATTCGCCGTGCATGCCCATTAAATAACTATTGGCAAGTTCTGGGTTGGTAGCGTGCAGTTGCCGCAACTGCTCAAACTTCGCCCGTTCAGCGTCGAGCATCCGTTGACCAACAGCCGCACCCTGGCCTTGTGGTGCCGCCTTAATAGCATCTTGAATTTTTTGCTTTACAGCCGCGTCCGCACCGGGGGCAAACATACTTGAGTCCCGGGCTTCTTCAGGAATAGCGCCGAAAAAATTAGCAGCGTCGCCCAGCATGCGGCCCATACCAGCCTGTGTGTTTTCACCAAGCATGCCCATGGCACCGGCACCGACACCAAGAGCGCCGATGCCAAGACCGCCTAAGATCCCCATCAGCCCGTCACCCGATAAAAGACTGATTAATGCCGCAGGCACGCCGACCATAAACGCGGCCTGACCTGTCGGACCTAACCCGTCCCACATTCCCATGGCCTGGCCGTACCATGTCGGGTCTTGTGTTTTCGTAGGATCTCCGCCGGCCTGATCTGTAATAAAGTTATCGCGGGCAGGTGCGGCGGCTTCGGTGTCGCCTTGCATGACACGGCTCGCCGCATCTAACGTCTCGGGTGTGGCGGTTGCTTTAACTTGTGCTGTCACATTCGGTACTAATTGTTTTTCAATTTCCGCTTTGGCTTCTGGTGTTTTAGCCGCAGAAAGCGTCGCCTGAGCGTGCTCGATTAACTTCGGCATCTTGTCATTAGCCGGAGACGTTTGCGGGGCTTGATTAGCCGGCTGTGTCGGGGCAGGCGTTGGTGGTGCCTGCGGCGGCTTCATAACGTTCGGTACGGGTGCCGCGGGCGCTGGTGCAGGTGCTGGTGCTGGGGCAGGCACAGGCGGCATTGGTGCTGGTGCTGGGGCAGGCACAGGCGGCATTGGTGCTGGTGCCGGCGCGGGTGCCGCGGGAGGTAAACTCGCGGCGTTATTTCCAGCACCTGCCGGCGGGGCACCTAATGGTTTGATCGGTTGTGTACCGGCAGTCGGTTGAACTACCGGCTCGGCATACTTCTCAAGACCGCGACTAAGAATCTGCTTAATCTTCATCGCTATCCTCAGCCGCGGGGTCGCCGTTGGAGTAGACGTCTTTGTCGTTATGGTGCGTGCTCAACTCAAGCAGCCGCGCCTCACTTGTTGCCTTAATGCTGTGATACATTCCAGGCGGAACGTGAAACGCAGCATCCGGCCCAAGTGTTAAATTTGACGCCGTTGCAGTGTTTTCGTCATAGCCATATGTTAACACAACGTTCCCAGATTCGACGTACAGGACTTTGTCTTTAACGCGGTGATACGACCATGGCGTCGTTTTGCCCGCTTTAATGAGCAACTTTTTCCCGCAATACCGTCCGTTCCAAATCCAATCCTCGTGGCCCCAATCTTCTGCGACATAAACACGCTGCTCGGCGTTGAGAATAAACTTCTTGGCAGATTCAGCCACGAGTGCACTCCTCTTGGGTGTTCTGGACTTTTGACATATACGCTTGTCGTGCCGGGGCCGTCTCTTCGACAAGTTTTTTCCAGCCTGCTACCGCCGGCCGACATTCACCGCCGTCGCAGCACGTCTCGACGATGATGTGGCAAAACGGACAGACGTGTTTTGAGCGAATCTCGACTAATGCGGATTCACATGCGGGGCAAAGTGCCATTACAGTTTAGCCTGTGCAAGAACTGAAGATGCCGGGACAGCCGACGCTATGTTTTTAACAACCTCTGTCGGTCGCGGCAATGTCGGATACAAGCCAGACGTCCATCCGCTCGGGGCGCCCGTGACTGCGTTCATAGACGGCGGTTTCATACCAACCGCGCCCCAGTTCGGGCCTTTAATTCTGTCAAAGTTTCCCGTGCCCGCCGCATATAAATCATGGGCTGCGTCTCCCGGGCCGTAACCAACTCGCCGCAGAGCCGGCTCGACGCGCGACGAGTATGTGTGTGCGGCGTTTTGAGCCATGGCCGGCAAACGTTGCATTAGGTTTTGCCCCGCGGGTGTTTGCGAGGCTATGACGCCGCCAGTACCCGCAGTCGCCGCCGTACCGGTGCCCATGCCAGCAATCGTCGGGGCCGCAGCAACACCACCGGCCGCAGCACCTGCTGCCGCTCCAATTCCCATCGCGGCTTGGCCGGCCCGCATTAAACCCTTTTCGCCGCGTTCGTAATTGCGCTGTTTTGTAAACGGGTTATACCAGCGGTCTAAGACATTACCGTAAGACCGCAAAAAACTCGGCTCGGCAGCCAGTTTTTCGCCGAGGGCACGGCCAAAAGAAAAAGCCTGCATGTTATTTCTGCCCAGCGATTAATTTAAATGTATTGACTGTATTCACAACCTAGTGCACACCCGCATGCTCAACGCCACCGTGCCCGTGTCCGCCGCCTACAAAGTTATGCAGTGTGTGGTGTAAGCCGTGCGCCCCTTCATGCATACCTTCGTACGGCAGCGTAACGGAGTGCGGCAACAGCCCCATTAAATTACCAGACGTGTTCACCGGGTTCATGTGTTTTGCGATACCCGTGTTGGGGTCCAAGGCTTGAGCAAAAGGATGGTGCTCTATCGTCTCATGAAACTCGCGTGCCGAGTGCGGCAATTTTTTCCATAGTGTGTTCTTCAGATCATTGACCCGCATCGCCCCGTCAGTCGCAAATCGGTTAAAAGAGTTTGCCGCACTTGAAGCCGCGTTCGCCATCGTCGGGAACATTCGCTGTGCCGTGGGACTTTGTGTCGCAGCAGCACCGCCGGCCCCTGCACCGGCTACGGTGCCTGCCGCAGCGGCATTACCGGCAAAATACGCCGGCAGGCTGCTAACTGGCGTGGCGGCCAACGTGGGCGCGGCGGCAGCGACACCACCGGCCGCAGCCCCAGCTGCAGCACCAATACCCATAGCAGCCTGACCGGCCCGCATTAAACCTTTTTCGCCGCGCTCGTAATTACGCTGTTTTGTAAACGGGTTGTACCAGCGGTCTAAAACATTGCCGTAGGACTGCATAAAACTAGGGTTCGTGCTAGCCGACGGTTTAGAACCCATTGGCTTGGGGCTCATTGGATTAGGGCCTTGAAGAGGCTTAGAGCCGCTGGTAATTAATCCGCCGGCTGGGCCAGCGGCTACTTTTTCTGCTACAAACCGCCCAAACGAAAATGCATTCATGGTGTTGTTCCGCAATTGTATTACAGTTTGTATATCAGGTTGACACGCAACGGCACGAAGTTACGCGGGGGCAAAGTCACAGTATAGCATTCCGCGCCCCGCCAAGGGACCGTATCAGCAGCCGGATTACTTAGCATAACCCGTGTCCGTTTTGTACAGGCAAAATTTGCGGTGCTTGGCCCGACGATACTCAGCCACCATCTTGCGTACTTGTAAATTACAGCAATGATAGTCCATGTAATGACCGAATACGATGTGGCAAGGATCTTTGCACAGCGTCAGTAAATTGTCTGGGTCCAGTTCACGCTTCGGATCAAAACTCACCGGGATCACATGGTGCACGATTAAATTTTTCGTTCTCCCGCAGGCTTGGCAGCACGGCTCTTTCGCTAGATGTGCTTTCCGCACAGTAAGCCACTCACCAGCCCGTTGTCGCTGAGCAAGGATGTACCGCGGACGCCAAGACATCGGTATCCGCTGCCACAACCATGCCAGGACGTTTTTCATGGCGGAACCTTTGTGCTGCCTTTTACATGCTTCGGCTCATAGGGACAATTAACACAGCGGCGCCCACAACAGGATTTCTTGGCCAATAAAACTTCGCGGGGCAACGGCTTGTATTTTCCCATTATTTCAAGGCTTGCGTAAAGTGCTGCTCATACGCTGAATAAATCTCCGCGTACGCCACGCCCCACGCCGCATCATGGGATAACTTGTTAAACTGCTCGTCGGTGGTGGCAGAATCCAGGCGATGATTCCACGCGCGTGCATGCGCCCACTCATGGACCAGCACGTCCATGGCTTTGTTTTCATCCAGTCGAGAGTCGATCTGAATGTGAAACTGCTTACCCGTCTTCCAGCACCGACCTTCAAGCCGGGCCGTAATCCGCATGCGCCGGACTGAGACAGGGAAGCCGGCCGCAAACTTGGTCTTGAGCAGCCGCAACAATGCGTGATAATTCTTGTACCGTGCCGCCATACCGCAGTCCTCCCTGACTGACGCTGTAGGCGACATCCATGCCGCCGGAGCGTTAATTATAACTGGGAGGGCGTCGCTTGTCGGCCTGCCTTTTGGGCGGCGGCTTTTTGCTGTAAAAATGGGATGTTAATTTTGCTCAAATCTGGCTGAAGGTCTTTTAATGCTGGCAACGACCAGGACTCTTCATCCTCCGTGCCGCCCGACTCATTGTTTTCTGGCTTTGTCACTGGTTTACGGGTCGCCCGGCGGAGCACGCGCTTTTTCGTCTTTTTGACCTTCCCTGCCGCCGGTTTCCGTTTTCGACGGACCACCTTCTTCACGGCTTCTTCCTCGGCGGTCTGGTTGTTCATGGCACCGAGCACCCGCTGATACAGTTTTTTACCCAGTGCATTGCCGCCGTAAATACCCAAGGCGGGCAAGCCAGCATGTAAAAGCAAGTTGGCAAGACCCGGATCTTCAATTCTGTTATCGAACTTAGATATCAATTTACGTGCGTGGCCGGCCGCGGTGTTGCCGCCAAAAAATCCAAGGCCGGCGCCGGTGCCCGCCGCGAAGTTTTCTGGATTCTTGGTCAAACCGCCATAAGCAGCCCCAAGCAGGGCCGACGCGCCGAGTGCCCGAGAACCCTGCACAAGTGGATTCTTCGTGACAGCGGCTTGGTCTTTAATATTGCTGAATGTGGGTACGCCGCCGATGACGCTGTTGTGAATATAGTTGATATACCCAGGCACGCCTTCATACACGACGTGCGGCAACGAGTCTTGAAAAAACGTTTTAGTTTGAAAACGCAATTTATCGGCCGTCGTAGCGTTGGGGTGTTCTTTCGCATACCGGGCTACCTGCATGCTTAGGCTCGGCCAGTTGTCCTCGTGAAAAATCCAGTTCTTGCCGTGCCGATGAAAGTGCATGCCGGTATACGGATGCCGTAACGTGCGGAATTGCGTCTGCCCGCGCTCTGGCACGGCGACATACGACGGCAAAAACCCAAGTGCTTTCAAATCTTTTTCAGCAAAAGACGACGCTGGTAAAAAACTTCGCGGCAACGAGCCGATCATGTCAGAGGAAATATCTGGTGTTTTGCGGTGCTTCATTAAGGAGTTTAATAGCGTTCGGCGCGTGGCCTCTATCTGTGCAGCACGTACTGGAGGCCGCGGGACTTCTGTCGCATACGCCTTAAACACGCTATCTAAATCACTTCGGGACGGTTTAATATCTCGGCTATTCAGTCGTTGCGGTAATTTTGATAGCCAGCCTGCAGCGCCTCGGGCAGCAGTTGCTGTTCCCCGGGCGGCGTCGCCCATTGTGTTCTTTGCGTCGCCGAACGCCTCCATGGCGTCAGCCGCTTTCTCGGCAAACCACGTAGCAACGCCGGCAACGGGATCAATGTAATTTGAGTTTTTCACGCTACCCTCTTCGCGCAGGATCTTGCGGAAGACTTCGTTCAGGCGTTCTTTATCAGCAGTTAAATGCTCTAACACTTCATCACCTGTGCGTTCGCGTTGGTAACCCATCAGTTTACCCAACCACGACGGATCTTCAGAACTAGAGATATACCGCTGCACGGCGACGTTCTTCAGTTCTTCGGGCAAGTCTTGATGGCTGTCAAATCGTAAACCCCGGCCCTTGGCTTGTTGGCTGCGAGACTCGTGCCAGTGCGGGTCTAACAGCTGTATTAAACTCGTGCCCTTGGTGGAGATACCCTCGGCTGCGGCTGGGCCTAACAGCAATGCCCGCAGTTTGCCCTCGTTGTAATCTTTGAGGGCCTGCTGGCGTTGCTTTACCGGAATGCTACCGTGGAAAATACCGTGCGGAATCTTGGCTTTCTCTAACGCCGAACTGTATGGCTTCAGGCCAGAGTCAATAAAGTTGGAATAAATGATGGCTTTTTTACGGGGGTCTGAGTCCAGCACGCCTTGCAGGTTTTTCATGGCCGTCTGTAACTTGGACGATTGCCCGAACGCGCGGCCTGGATCTTTGTCATATCGAAATGGCTGCGTAGACAACGAGACTTGGCGAAGGCCCGTGAGAAAACTATTTAACTTGGCCAATTCATCGCGGGACATGGGAAACTCTTTGTCGAGTTTCCAGAGAAAGCCCGGCGGGATCTTCGTACGAATGGCTTTCTGAATCTTTTGCTGGTCGGGCGACAGGGGCACGCGAATGACTTCTTCATTCACGTTGACGCCTTCTGGAGTCTTACTGGGCTGATAATCAATCTTGCCCCGTAGCAAACCCCGTAACTGGTCTTCGTTCTTGACAACTCCTCGCTCACCAGGCGCCACACCGCGAAACCAATTGACCACGCCGGGGTTCACACTCTCGTAGTCAATAAAACGCTTCTCAAAGTCTTCGGGCGTAATGTTCTTGTTGTGCAGCATGCCCAGCAAGTTAGCCAGGTCACTCGGCGAATTCGTGACGGGCGAGCCAGTCAGTAGCAGCAAGTTTTTGGCATTCCGGGCTACGCGCTTTGCCGCCTGACCACTAGCCGACCCAGGATTCCGCAACCGGTGGGCTTCGTCCATGATGACCGTGTCGGGCTGCTCAGCGAAGTTCTTGCCTAACGCCAGCCCCGTATACGACATGATCTCTGGGCTTGAGTTCGTAGTGAACTTGCCTACTTCTTTTTCGAAGTTGCCCTTGAGTGCCGCCGGGACCACGATGCCGTAATCGTCTTTGTATTTCTTCTTGGCCGCCTCAGCAGCAGCAATCGCCGAGAGCGACTTGCCAGAACCCAGCCCGTGATACACCAGCAAGCGCGACTCGTCGTTCGTTACGCGGTCTGCAATGCGTTGCTGATGGTCCTGCAGTTTTATGTCAGGATTAAGATCGGCTGTTTTGAGAATTGACGGTGATGGCGCGAGAGACGGATAGCCCGCTGTTTCGCGAAACTTTTTGAGCCGGGCTGCCAGCAACTCTTTTTGTTTTTGACTCCGCAACCACGCCTGCGAGATCAACGCTAAGTCCGTCATCTCTTTGTCGATATTACCTTGCGTCGACAATGCCGTTTGCGTGTCGGTCAGGTGCTGCGGCAATGCAGCTAAAAGGTGGGCCCGGTCACTCCACTTAGGGGCAAATTTAGTCAGGTCATTGGCTTGCTTTTGTGCCACGTACTTTTGCATCGCCTTGGCCTTGTAGGCGTCCAGCATCTCAGTCGTGGCTTGGCTCTGATCGGGTGCTACTAACTTAGCTGGATCGACGCCCCAATTCCGTAAGGCCCAGCCGCGGCGGGGTGTGGGGCTTTTTTTAAACGGGCCGCCGTGGCGAGCTTTAAAACTCAGCCAGCGTTTGATCTGCCTGTCGTCCTCGCCTTGAATCCTGCGCCCAGACGAATAACGCTTGTACCACTGAGCCCAGCCCTTGGGGTCGTGCTCGCTGATCCATTCGGGCTTCCAGGCCCCAAGACTGGCTAACCGCGGACCTTGGCCCCGGTAGAGCGAGTCGTACACGCCGAGGTTCTCTAATTGCTCGGGTGTGTAATCAGGTTGGAATTGGGCGTGCAGGTCGTCGGACATCAGGCGGCCTTTTTCACGGATAATACGACGGCACACAGGCCACAGGCGGCTGACGCCAACCCGAGGAATCTCGCCCATGTGTACACGTCAATATACCATGAAAAGCCCAGCACGACTGCCATCGACCCTACAATAAACGCCAAGATGTAGCGTTTAAAGTAATACAGAGTTAACGCCACGGGGCCGCACAAAAAAATCGAGCAAAATACGCCCACCATGAGTGTGACCATCACAAGCGTGGTTAAACTTTCCATTTATTTCTCCGCCACGTCAGGCCCTAGGGTTGTCTGACCAAGAATAAACCGCTCGTGCTTTTCAATCTGCTCGGCAATCCAGTCTGTGTACAGGCTTACGCGTGTAAACGCTGCTTCGTCGCCGTAGGTGCCGTCTGGCTTTTTATCTACGGCCATTAAGAACGAATTAATACCGGCTAATTTGTTGCCAATGAACATGCCGCCCCCAGAGTCCCCAGGTGCAATCATGAACTCCAGCGGGAACCTGTCATGTGTCACGCTCGGAGTGCAAATCAGAATCGTGCGTTCGCTGGAATCAATGCGGTTGTGGCCGGCTCGTTTCTTATTGTCGTCAAAGACATGGCCGGTGTGAAACGTACCGCGGCGGCCATAACCAGCAATTGTGGCGGCCTTGCCTGTCTCATCTAAGTCTTCATATAGCGGTATGTAAAAGGGCAACTCAAATGGCTTCGCCGAGTAGCACAGCGCAATATCGTGAAAGCCAAACTTCTCGTCTTCAAACAAGTGATGAATAATGACCTTGTCGACGGGGTATTTAATTTTGTCGTCTGTTTCGGCGACGGTAAGCGTAGCCCCGTGCACAACATGGGCCGCCGTTAGCATCCAGTGCGGCTTGATGACGACCGCAGAACCCACCTGGAATTCAACGTCAGGTGATATGTCGCTGTCTGGTTTCGGAACCAACGAGAGCGTTTCAATCTGCTCAGGATCTTTGTCGAGAACTAGGGTGCGAAGGCGGACGACAGTAGGAAAACTTTTACCGAACTCGAGATATTTTTCGTCAGGTGTGTTGGGATCGATCGTGCCCGCTAGCGCTCTATGCAACGTTAGTGACAAAATCAAAAACGTAATAAGTCGTCGAAATAGTTCGTATCCGTCCATGGGATGTTTCTCCTGCTATACATATAGCCCCCGAAGTAACCCGTCGGATTTATTTTACACCACGCTGTTATTCACAACACTACGCCCAGGTTCTCGTCACTTGGGCGGATAGCCCATCCTGCATCAGTAAAATTTCTTGTTTTTGTCGAAGTAAACTTTCTTAAAACGCGCCCATTCTTCTTTTACCGGGTCCCATTTGAAACCGCGGGCGAGTTCTTCTTTTGCCACCGCAGGGTCAACGGCTTGACCAGCACGGACCCCGACGGTAGGCGGACTAGCAATCCACTTGCCGCTATCGTCTTTCATTTGATTCATGTACTCGTAAAAATCGTCATTTCTGGGGCCGGCAATCAAAGTTTTTTCTTCAAAGGTTTCATCGAGTGTACGCGGATGTATTTTATTGATCGTGCTATACACCGGATTTTTTATGCCTTTCTGGGGCATGCGCCGTGCGTAACGTTCAATTTCTTTAAACCGAGCAAAGTCTCGTTTCGTGTGGGTCGGTGCTTGACCAATAATCGCGTCACGCCAGTCTAAAGAACGATAGTCTGGCATAAGTGCGTCTTCTAATTTGTATTTAAGCGCTAATCCCAGCCCGGGAGTTTTGTACTCAGCAAGTCCGCCGGTTAAACCGCCGGCGCCAGCACCAATCAACGCGTTACGCAGCCGATGCTTTTTAGATGTCAAAGCCCCGGCACCCGCGCCGACCGCGGTACCTGCTAACGGCAATAGCAAATTTGGTGCGACCATAGGAGCACGCAAACTTGAAGCGATTTTCTGCCCAAAAGAATATGGTGTCATGTTTTTACTTCACGCGTGGGGATCACCGGGGCCCATCGGTCCGTCGTTGGACGACGCATCAAAATCAGACGCGTTAGGGAAGCGAATATCAATCGGCCTGTCGGGTCCGAACTGCGGCTTCGGCGGCGGCATCCGCAAGGCCGGCGCTTTAATACGCTGGCCAATCGTCCTAGCCTGCCGGTCAACGCTTTGACCCATCGGTGTTAACTTAGCCACATTGTCGCCACGAGTCAGTTCAGCCTTTGATTTGCCGGTAAACAATCCGCGGGCAAAGTTGTAGGCGTCATTCGTAGCGTTCGGTGCATACTGATCGGCTGCGACGCCGCCAGCACCGCCCAAAAGACCGCCGCCTAATGCACCACGCAGCATAGCCGCCAAACGGCTTCGGGGCTGCTTGCTCATCAGCCGGCCCTCATCGTCATACTCTTCTTCAGAGCCAGGGGCAGCGAAACCATACAGGCCGCCCAGTGCAGCACCTAAGCCAGCACCCGGAAGAACGTTCGAGCCAAACTTATAAGCAGCGGTCTTTTCTTTTTCTTTCACGGCTTTCTCCTTTGATGTATTCACTCAACTAGTTTACACGTTCGTTGGCTCTGTACCGTCTAAATACAGCGTGCCGATGATATTTGCCGATACGCAGCAACCCCCCACGTCGCCGTTTTCTTGCGGGGCTAATATTTCTTGAGGCGTTTCATTTGGCACCCAGACCGGAGCACTTTGCATAGACATGGCATTAGCGGCTGGGCGCTCTGCTGTTTCCATAAAATGTGCCTTAAATGTTTCGTTTGTCTGGCACAGCCGATAACCCATGTCAAGCAAAGCGCCAACCGATACATTTGTTCGCACATTATTATTGCGATCATATGACATGAGTTCGCCAGGCACGCCGGGTAGCCAAGATTGGCAGTTTGTAGACGCGTGCTCCCAGTGCAAACCAACAGCCCCCGACAGGCTGTAAGGCCATACCGAAAGTAACGGGATGTGAGTAAAAACGCGCCTATCAAGCGAGTTGCGTAATCGCACGTGTTCTTGATAGCCGATGAGTGCGTTTTTAAAAATTGTGCCAGAAAGAAGATATTTGCTAGGGCACCACGTCGGCTGTGTTACGCCGGTATTCCACGTAGACGATGAGCCAATACCCAGCGCATGCCCCAACTCATGCGCCAGTACCGCAGTACTTTGGGTGTACGCTAAATTTCGAGTAATCATACACGAGACAGGCACAACATAACCGCCACTTGCCGTAACAATTAGGGCGAAGCTGGCCGCGCAGTTTGCTGCCCAGTACTGGCCCGGCTCATTCGTATCTTGGCTGCTGATAACAACGCCAGAAAAACTAAGATAACCCGCTAACGCGGTATACACGGCAGCCGGTAACGCTACTACGGTATTCCAGTAGCCGCCGGCACTTATGTAATCCCGTTTAAGTTGCGCCGCGCTGGAAGGCATCGCGTTAATGTTTACAAAATTCCAAAGTGGTCGTGGCACGATGTTCGTAAACGTCTGCAGCGGTTGCCCGTAACCAGAGAATTTACCTGCGTTCACGCCCAGGCCTAAAAACGACGGAACAATTCGGAAGTCATACGATCTGTTATTTTCCAGCGGTGCCCCGGCATGTGACGTTACATCAATCCAGGTTGTCTGCGGCGGCACAGTTCTAAGGCGAGTGTAAATCGCAGCCTGATCATTTGCCGCAGGTGATATTCGCGAAAAAATGTCATAGCCACTAAAGTTGGACGGCATCGGGGCATTCGGCGCTTCCCACGCGAGCAGAACGCGCTTATCCCCGTGATGCCAACGTGCGTTTCTAGGTCGGCTAGAGAACGACATAGATTTACCCTGCGAGACAAACAAACCAGCGCCGGTATCTTGATATGGGCCGATGTGCAAGTGCCCGGGAGCCGCACCGACGTTGACATTATTTAATTGCATTCCACTGGGGTAATTGAAGTATTGCAGGCCTACTTCAAGTGAAATCGAATTTAAATTGAAAGCCCGCATACGGCCAGGAGTTCGCCAGCCAGAGTTGTAGTACGCATTTTCAAGGCAGTAGATTAAGCCGTTCTCGTCAAGGCCGACGCCGGTCACATTGCCGTTAAAATTTTTCTTCCCTACGATATCGTTTGACGTGCAGTTAATTACAAACAACGAGCCATTTTTCATGGTACGAATTGGTGTGCCGGACGAATCATTTGCAATAATCTCTTCAGGGTTATTGCGTCCGCCAGCAATCAGAAGATTTCTCGCCTCGGCCAGGCTCAGATACAGCCCGCGTGTTTTGCCGTAGCCATACACGCCGTCTGAGGGCAGCACAATTGTCGATACGCCTGTGCCGGCCGCGCCTCCGCTAAACGCCGTTGCTAAGTTAATGACTTTAATGCCGGCGTCTTCGGTTGCTACATAAAGCCGATTCAATGCTTTATGCACGCACACGTCGTACAGAGCTACGCCCAGATCAATTGAACCTACGATCTGTTTCGTTGCCACATTAATGGCTTTGATTGTGCCGTAATTTCTTTCTGTGACATACAATATGCCTGTCGCTGTGTTGTACGACACACCGCTATACAACTCAGTGCGGCCGGCTGTTTTAACGTCAATTGTGTCGGTTACAGCCGAAGTGGCTACGTCAACGATAGAAACAGTCCCGTCTCCGCTATTGACGACAAAGACTTTTTGATTGGGCTGATTTACCCCGTCGGCGCCAATGACGCCTTCCAGTGTTGTCGTCATGCCGCGAAACGGCGGATACGCATCAGAGCCACGGCCAACAGTGATGGTCGTGCCGCCGGTCCAACTCAAAGTTGTTCCGCCGCGCCGAACAACCAACGTGTTCCCGGTTAAAGGAAGTTGGTACAGCCGGTGCGGCAACTGGTCGATTGTCGTACCGGCAGGCAACGAAGGCCGCGTGATGTGCTTGGTCGTAACAATAGGGAGCACAGTATTTATCGGCGGGTTCGGCAGTTGCGCCGAGTACATTGGATAGTGCCAGACAACATTGCTACTGAGCGTGTATCGGGTTGTAAATCCGGCACTGGTTGGTGGTTCTTCACCGACGTTGGTGCCTACCATCACCCACGGCCCCATTATTGTCGGTTGCGTGGGCTCGCTGAACGCCGCAAGTAATTCACCTGGCCGAGGATTCGTGCTTGTTACCGGCGGCGTGTATTTACGCTGTACAGCAAAAATGTAATTTGTGAAGTTCTGCAGTCCGCTGACCAAAGTACCCTCGTTGGAGACTATAGCGTTGCGGACAGCCAGCCGCCATGGCTTTGACAGCGCTGTGGTGTAGTAAATATCTGCAAGCGTCACAGGCGTCCGGGCTGAATAATAACCGTCGCCGCCCGTAGGGCCTGAAACCCAGCGAACGCGTATGCCGCCAGGGGCAGGCGTAGCCGTTACGTTTGTAGCCGGTGAAAGGCTCGCCGCTAGCGGGGCCACTTCAATCGGGTCGCTATAGTTGTTGCCGCACTCGCTGTTACGGGAGACGCGCACTCTGTACGTCGCCGGTTTGCCATTGATGGTTTTCGCCCAAAGTCGTAATCGCACGCCAAGACCCGGCGTTATGAAGGTGCCGCCTATGTTCGGCGGATTTGGAATTACATTGCCGCCAATGACCTCCGCGTCTAACCACGTATTGGGCAGCGCCGGATCTTCGTACCAAACGCGATATGACTTGATGTCTTCAGCAATAGGCTGGTCAGGCGGTAACCACGTGAGGTCAACAGCGTTCAATAACGAAAAAGTGTTCGACCAGCGCGGCTTCGAGGGGGGAACACTGCACGGCGGCGGCGGAAGTGAACTTACGGGAGTCAACGGTACAGTCCAAACTGGCACTTCGGGAGACAATGCGCTTTCAATTTGCACGTCTTCGTTGTCGATCACAGCGCTCACGGCAGCGTACTGCAGCAGCCGCTCGGGCCAGCCTTGGCTAGACGTGCGTTCTGCCATCAGCGTCCAGCCAGCCGGATATGCCGCCGGATTAAAACTGGCGGTTGAACTGCAGTCTGCTAATGTTGGCGCGTAAAAACCGTTGCACTCAACATTAAAATTGACGGCTGCGATATAGCTGCTTCCGGCATACTGCACGATGTCATTCACGCTGTAAGATGTCTCTGCGTCCCATTCGCCACGAGCGGGGTACAGCAATCCCATGTCGATAAGGTCGGCTTCCGCGACAGTATCGTGCAGGGTGTACGCAGTCGTTGACGGTAAACGCTTATAGACTTTGTAATGCGTGGCACCAGGCACAGCCGTCCACGTGGTACCCAAGAACTCAACAGACGTAATTGTCGGGGCAGCAATAAAGTCAGACATAAGCCATCCTTGCTAAAGATTGGGTTTCAATTAGTTGCGGGCTTGGGCAACTAACTGCCCAAAGGCAAACGCGCTGAGTTTCTTCATCATGGGCTGCGGAACTGCCTTCATCGGCGGATTCTTTTGCTCAGCCGGTGCGGTCGCCGAATCTGGTTTCCGCGGCGTGCCCTGCGAACCCTGCCAGTTCTTAGCCGTCGCATCAGACTTCGGCAACGTACGGGAACCAATCAAGCCACCCGGACCAGTCTTTGAGTAATCAAAGCCTTTCCAGTTTTCGTTTCCCGCGCCCATCTTATTGAAGATGCCTTTGTTTACAGGGGCTGGTACGGGTTTCGGGGCAGCTGCTCCAGGTTGCGGCACGCCAACTGGAGACGTTGCAGGCTTGGGCTGGAACATGCTACTGAAAATGCTGGGTTGCTGGTTCTTCGGTGCCTGGCCCGCTTGTGCCGCTGCGGCTGCACCCAGAGCTAACGGCGCCCGGCGGCCAGCAAAATTACCGCCTTCTTTGTTCATGCCAAATTCGCCCGGCGTGCATTGCTTGTGCGACTCATACACTTCCTTGGGCTTTCCGCCTTCAACGCTTTCAGCGGCTTCGTAAACTTTGGCGGCTTTGGTTAACAGTTTGGGATCGATGGGCATGGTAGTTCCTTTTTTTAGATGTCAGACGTTTCAGTGTACTAAATATTGCAGATACTTTGCGACAGATTCTGGCTCCGGCTTTGGTTCTTTCTTCGGCGGCTCAACATACTTGTCATGTAAGTTGTTATAAATCCCGGCCGTTACGGCACCAGCTAAGGCGATCGGTGCCTTGCCCGCGATAAAGTTTACAAACTCATGGTTGCCGGCATTTTCGCTGGCTGTTTGCAGTTTCCAGCCGGGATAGCCCCCCAAAAGCAACCCACCGCCCGTCGAGGCCAGGGCAGTACCGAGCAGACGGCCCATAGACGCGCCAGCTTGTTTCTGTGCATACGTTGCCAGGCTTGCTTTAAACAGGGTGGCCGCACTGCATTTGCAATTCCATTTCCGCAGTGATTTGTTAATCCGCGAATCAGGATCTTTCTTGGTTTTAGCACCAGTGTTTACGCGCTTCATGCCGCACATGCGTGAGCAGAACGAGTTTTGCCGCTTGTCTCGTTCGCCTTTAGGATTGGACTCTGTGACCGGGGCTTTGAGATTGCCACCGGTAGCGTTGTTGTAACTCGCCCGGCCCTTGGCGTTCAGGCCGCCTTCTTCGTTCTTGCCAGCACTGCGTTGCCAGGCTGGAGTGCCAGCACTCTTCATCCGCTCGTCATAGTCTAGGTCTTCAGGATCAGGGATGTTGGAATTATCAAGACTCATCAGCCACGCCAGCACCTCGTTATTGTTAGCCTGTTTCTTGAGGCCGTAGCATGAGCCATTCTTTTGTCGGCACGAGCACGACGCAGGGCAGGTGCATTCGTTTACTTTTTGGCCACAGCCGCAGGAGCACTTCTGGGCGGCCATCTTCGCGCCCGGAGCATTGGCTGTTCCTAAAGACGCATTGCCATTGAATGCACCGGACATCGAGATCCCGCCAAAAGAGTTGATGGGATTCGACTGGGGAGAGCCGCCCTTACCATTCACAGAAGGCAGCCCGTTTTGCTGGGGCTGTGGCGGCTGGGCTTGCTGTGGTGCTGCAGGCTGGGCTGGGGCAGGAGCCTGTGCCATACCAATAGGGGGAGGAATATTCGCCGAGGGCATAGCGTATCGCTTGACGTTAACATTTTGCGGCACACGGACGGCATCTCGGGCCGCTTCTCTTGCCCGAGCATCTTCAATCATCTGTTGAATTCTCGGCGCCAAGACAGCCGCCAACTTATTTACAAGCGGTGTTTCTTGCATACTTGGCGGAGTGGCTGTGGCGTTCTCCGTGCGGGACTGCCCAATACTGCCCTCATCTTCCGCCTCTGGTTTTGGCGCTTTCTCAATATGTTTTTCACCTGCAGAAGACGGTTCATGACCCGTTGGCATCACGATATGTTCCATCTTTGAGTTAGCTAACTTCGTGCCGAGGATACTTTCAGATGTATAAACCTGGTTTTGGGCATTTGTTAAATTATTTCCGATTGCAGCCCGAAGAACTGCGAAAACATCGGCTTTTTTCATGGTTTCATCCTCGGAATTAACTTTAGCGTACATGGGCAGGTTTTTATTTGATTCTGGATAGTCCTTGGCCCACTTCTTAGCGAGTTCGGGATGCGTAGCCCAGAGGTAACGGCGCTGCTTTTCAGACCTAAACGGCATGACTGTATTTCCCAAGCTAGAGTGCCGCCATTTTCGCAAATACAGCGGGAAAAGAAAAGGGAGATGTTATAGTTAGTTAAAAGGAGTTACCAATGAAAGTGCTTAGAATGTTATTGGTGGCCCTGATAGCGAATGTCTGTGGGGGCGGGGAATCGCTGGTTGTGTTCAGTGCCTCGTGGTGCGGTCCTTGCCAGCAATTTAAACAAGACCTCGTTGAAGATCCCGAACTAATAGCCGGCTACGAAATAGACGTTATTGACGTAGATCTGCTCCCCGATATGGCTGCAGACTTTACTGTTAAATCCTATCCCACGTTTATTGTTGTCAAAGTAGACGACGACATATTAAAGCCAGAGAATGAAATCCGGCGCGAAATCGGGTACACAGGGCCAGGGAAGTTTAAACGCTGGCTGCTGCGAAACCGCTGATAGCTAAAAAAAACCGCCCAAGTGTTAGTTGGGCGGCGGTGGTTAGTGGTGCCGTAGTGCTTACTTCGCCACCACGGTTTTTCTCAGATCGACAATTTGCTGCTGGAGGTGACCGATCTCCAGAAACAACTTGTCAATTAACTGCCGGTCACGTTCACTCCGATCAATCAACTGAAGGATAGCCCTAGTAGCCGTCATCGGTGTGTGCCGAGTGTGGCCCGTAATCACGTCCACACCGCACCACTCAATCATATTGTTAGACATGCATATGTCTCCTGTGATGGTTAAGGGGCCTCATAACATATGCCAGGTTTTTACCCGTTATTTAACTAATCGTTGATAGCTAAAAAAAGGGGTGAGCACACGTGACGCCCACCCCAATCGAAGTTTAACCGCTTCGACGGCTGCCGCTTACGCGGACGGGATCTGCTCCAGGGCAGCTTCCACCCGGCGAAGATGCCGAAGCATCTCTTCCTTGCGGATCTCTGCCCGCCGCTCGGCGGCTGCGAGTTCGTTGGCAAGGATTTCGTGGTTCCGGCTGAGATTGACGATATCCCGTTTGAGCTCGTCCATCTCGGCTGCGACGGCGTCACTGCCGAAAAGAATGGCCGCGCATCGTGCGAGGCGATGCACCGCGACTTCCGCCAGATTGACGAAGTCGTGGCTACGCCGCCTTACGAATCCGATCGTCTCCTCGCGGCCGAAGACGTACGTTGCGACCCATATGGTCGCGAGCACCCACCACGCCAGGCACGCCATCGGGATCAGCGTATCGACAATCGACTCGACCATGGGATCGTCCTCCACAAGGCACCGAGCTAATCTGTTGTTAACGCACAACAGAGTCCGCTTTTGGGATTCGAACCCATAGCCCCACAGGTTGCCCTGCTGGCTCGCGGAAAGTTCCTGTACGGCAGACTTACGTCCACCGCGTCGAGTTTCAAAACTTCGCTGGCGTGTAGGAATCCACGCTGCGCAAGTCCGTCCCTCGACTCCGATGTGAACAAGGTCTTACCCTTGCCGTGCGTTCCGCTAAAATTGATCGATTCAGCGTTCCGTGGGAACGACTTATGAACCGGCCACTTTAAACGGTGAATTCTGCGGAAGTACAGAATCCAGCACAATTTGCCAATGAGCACTCTTCGGTTCGACACCCCGTGGGAGTGACTTACGAACCTAGCTCACCAACAAACTCACGTTGCTCGTCACCGCATATAAGAAGCGGCAGCGGCTTCTGCCCGGCTTGTGACCGGATACAGAACACCGCAGCGACGAACCGCCTACTAACTAACTTGCGTTAGCGTTCGGTACACAGGCGCTCTAGAACAGCACGCCCATGTCGGGAAAAACGCTCTTGGCGTTTTCGCGGTGGTGATTCCTCACACACCCCATACACGAATTGTGCTTTAAGCCGCACAGCCTTGTATGACAGGCTAGGCCGTTGAGAGTTTCACTCAACCCCTCCCTTTTTAACGTGGCTAGGTCCCCCACGGATGACACCTAGGGTGCCCTCATTAGATATGCCGTGATTTATGCTGTTATTTAGATACCCGCTGATAGCTAAGAAAAACCGCAAGCGCGGGGCTTTCGCCCTGCAACTTTTGGTTTCTCCCGCAGCGGGCGGATTAACGACCGAACTTGTCGATCGCCGCCGCCTTGGTGATCCGGTCCGCCATGATCACCGTGCCGACCTTGGTGAACATGGGCCAACCGCCCACAACCTCGTCGAGCACGTGGGCCTCGCGGAGCGCCTGCAGCAGCGGGAACGGAATCAAGATCAGATCCACGTCCCACGACTCCTGCAGGTCGGCGAGTGCCCGCATCACCACGTAGGTGAGCACGAACACCGGCTTCACCGCCATGACCGTACCGGCGACGTTGTGGAGAGGCCCAGCCCACGGCGTCTCCGCGTCTTTGCGGTCCATCGACAGCACCTTGCTCCGCTCCTCGTCGCAGGCCGGCAGAACCGACCCGTCGACGAAGTTGAAGGGGTGCGGCGAACTGAAGTTCGCCACCCTGAGCCCGTTGCTCAGGTTGATGACCGGGGCCTCGATCAGGGTGCCCAGAACGCCATCGGAAGAAAGGATGGTCGCGTTCATACTCTGCCCTCCTTAAGGCAAAGGCCGGATTCTGCCGGCACAGGATGTCACCGCGTGTCAGTACACACCAACAGCTAACGGCTCCATCATTAGATATGCCGTAATTTATGCTGTTATTTAGCACTGCCTGATAGCTAAAAAAGGGGCCCAAGGGCGGCCCCGAAGTCATTTACTTTTTAGCTTTGGCCGCACCCTTAGCGGGTACTGGCGGCAACGCAGATACGCGGGCTATGACCTCGACTACGTCACCGAAGTCGAGGCGACCTAGAACATCGCGCGTGAGCGGCGTGTCGTACACAATTTTGTCATCACGCAGAATGGCAATTTCAAACAAACCTTTTTCATTGCCATACGAGAATTCATGCCAGACGATGGACACGCCATAACCGTTGGCAAATTGCAGTGTGCGATGATACGCATTGCGATCGTGTCGTTCGAACTTGTCTTCAACGATCATGTTTTCTTAAACCTGTGCCACTTGTGCTTGCAGTCGGGGCATTCCCAATAAGCCACCCCGTCATAGTACCCGCGAATCTCAACGCCAACGATGCGCGAGAAAGACTTTGGCTTTTCTTTCGTCCAGCCATAGTTATTCGCGTGCTGCTCGATTTCTTCGTCTGTCTTGTCTTTCCAGAAAGCGTCGCCATTAGCACGCATATCTTTAAAGACTTCGAAAATATCGCCGTCGCTCCAGTTAGCGTCGCACTCGGGGCATGTGCCTTGGAAATCAGGAAGGTCTGTGTTTGGCTCAAGCGTAGCGCGGGCCATAAGTTCTTTCCTTGTCGTACGTAGGTCGAACAGCAGGCGAATAAGTTCCGACGGGCAAAGGTTTATACCTGTGTCTGTCGGCTGCTGCTGAAGAATATCGATCCATGGTTCGAGTTTGTCAACGACTGCCATAAACCTCCGAGAAAAAGAAAAGCGCGGCCCGAGAATTGCACCCGAGTGGTTTAGGTATCACTATCCAACGTATAACCCCGTTGGCAACCGCACCATTCTTTCAGGCAGCGGTTTATCGTAATAGGTTATCCCTTCCAGTCACTAGACGCGCGCATAAACAAGTGGACCCGGCGGGAGTCGAACCCGCGTCCGGAGAAGTGCCCAGTTAAAACATCTACGTGTGTATGCCATTATCTTTCACCAACGGCCAATGCTATCCGCACACTTAGCGGAGTCACGTGGACTACCACGATCTCGTCCGATTACTTTGCCGGACCGACGCAAGTGACTTATCACTATCAGCCTGATTGGGCGATGAGGTCCAGGCAACCCCACAAGCCACCTAACCGAGGTCAGGCAGCGAGGGCCGGAGCATAAGCGCCAGCTAGAAACTTAATCGAGTTTTAACGCGGCCTCTCGATCAACCGCGACACGCAGTCAGAACCTTCTTCCTCCCGTCGATACCAGTACGGGCCCGTTTTAAGTGGCTGGTTGAGCAGGCAACCATTTAACCAAGCCCAACACCTAGCGAATGCGTTGGCACCACTTAATTGACCCCACGGGGACTCGAACCCCGGTTACAGCCGTGAAAGGGCCGTGTCCTAACCGCTAGACGATGGGGCCGTCGAAAGGGCGGGTGCCGCAGCCTTGGGCCAACTGCAGCACCCGCCCAGAACGACCTGTGAAAGTGTGCGCGACCGAGTTCCCCGATCCTTACGCTTCACAGGTTTGCTATTCAATGATAGCGTACACAAGCAAACCAGCCACGTCGACCTCGGGCAATCCCGATGTCACGAGCCGGCCGTGTTCCCCAGTAGCAGCAGTTCCGTTTGGCTGCTTCGGGAGAACTGGAGGAGTAGCCCACGCCTTCATACCCTCCGGTAGGATTGCCGTAATGGCGACACTGTCCGTCGGCCGCCATTCGCTCGGCAACGCCTTGGGCGGTGGTCGTCGTGTAAGCAGAACACTTACCGTTCGAACACACCGGGCTTTGTGCCTGCACGCTCACACTGCACAGACAAAGAATCGTAAACAGAACGGAACGCATACAACCTCCTTGTTGCCCATCAGGGATGCGCCTGATGTCAGAAAAATGAAACCCCGCACCGGGCAGCAGATTACCGGCGGTAGCCAGTAACCTTCTCTACCTCTGCCTTGTTTTCAATTAACAGCCAAGTCTTTGGCCGATCATCGTCAACACGGCTGAATTGTTGAAACTCCTCTTGTCTGTAGCAGTACGCTGCAGCCTCAAAGAGCCCATTATCAACGACACAGACGACGGCACAGTCTTGGCACGCGGTCAGAGCCTTTTCAGCTTCAGACTGCGTGACAACAATGCCACCGAGTCGTTCCAGGATTAAATTAGCCTTGTCCCTGGACGTGCCCGTTTCAATGTAATAACCCATGGTCGCCCTTTATGTAGCGTAGTGTCGGGCCCAGTATTTCTTGCACTTCTGCACACAGGCGTCGATATTCTTGCGCCCTACCGGGTTAGCAGAGTGCACAAGAATTTCCATCGGTGGGATTGTGCCGCGGTAGGCTCCCTCTTCAATGACACAAGCTACGTCATAACCAGTCTTGGCATCCGGATCGCCAAGATCGTGGTCAAGAGAAATGACCGTCACGCCACCCGTGCGGATTACATTAATCGCTGTAGCGGCATTTGTAATCCAGATGTCAAATTCGTCCGGCTTGGGTCGAACATCATCGAGCCACACTTTCATTCTTGTCTCGCTTTCGTGCCAGCGCCTGCTCGACCTCTTCCTTCGGGTAGAACCGCGTGAAGTCGCCCTTGATCGTTAGCACACCTCGACTCTGAATGCCCACTACCTTCCCGCCGCCGAACTCACTGCCCATCCGTATGACCGGCGTGACTGTATTGCTCGTTTCAGTCGTCATCTGTGTTTTCTCGCTGTGCAAGGATCTGACGTGCATTTGTATAAATACTGTAGAGCACGTCCCTACTGATGGTTGGATCGTTTGCCTTAATTGTGATTTTAAAGACAGCATTACCGTCTTTGATGTCCAGCACGCAAGGCAAGTTTTTTTCTTCCAACTGCTTTGCGATACGGACCAGATCTTTTTCTTCCAGGCTTTCGCCGATGCCGACGACAATTTCAACGCTATCCATAAAGCCTCTCTAGTAGCCCGCCGAGGAGTCGAACCCCGCGTTGCGAGTTAATAAGACTCGCTTGCCAACCGGTTTCCGCGGGCCGTAATAGCCGCAGAGGGACTCGAACCCCCAACCCCCTGCGTGTAAAGCAGGTGCTCTAACCAATTGAGCTATGCGGCCGACTGCGTGTTATGCGTTGTAACCCGTACGCAGGTGACGAGTTGTATACCAGTTGTACCAGTCGATACAGCGCTGGACCCGTTTTCGGCACGAGCGTTGTATCCGGAGCCAGGGCGTGTTTAAACCGTTTTCTTTCAAGTACCTGTTGTACGACCACACAACGGCCTCGTCACTACCGCCGTCGGTTACGGCGATGTTACAAGTTTCGCAGCGGTGGCAGGGGACGTGCTTGACGGGAACCTGGTGTATTTGCCCGTCAATTCGCATACTCCATATGTCGTTAAACCAATACGCCCGCATTGTCTCACCGCATTGATAGCACGCCACAGGGCGATACTGTGCAGTATCATTCGGCATCGCTGTCCTCCTCATCAGGAAACATTTCGTTCCAGCATTTACCGCAAATACCGGAAATAAGGAACTCCCGTTGATCGGCTGACAACGTTGGGAAACAGTCCTGGGCAAAACCGCCTTCACGAAATTTAATAGCGGCCTCAGCGTCTAGCCGGATGGATTGCTCGGTGCCACAGTAAATACAAGGACCGGTTACGCGCAGTGTTTGTCGTTCACCAACGGCACCCCATGTTAGTGAGCAGCAACCGTCGCGAAATGCGTATTTTTTGATTAGCGACACGCGGTCACTCCGTTACCTGAAAAATGTGTTTGCCGCATGTGATGCGTACCGGCGGCGCCACTCTAGCTGCCGGATCGTCAACGACGTCGCCGTCAACGCGCACGCGGCCCTCGACAATGACCCGCCGGGCTTCGGACGTGTCGAGCACCGTGAGGTTCGATAGAATATCTACGAGAGGCATCATCATTAAGTACTCCGAAAAAAAGTAAAAAACCAAATAGGAGCGGCGGGACTCGAACCCGCACTTGAAGGATTTTAAGTCCTTTGTCTCTGCCGTTGGACTACGCTCCCAAAGAGCATTTGACGCAAGTTGTCATGGCGTAACATTTCACGTCAAATGCCTTGTTTTTACTCGCCGGCTAGCCAAGCCTTGTAGTTCTCCGGGCTGCCCCAGCATCCGCCCGGGGCGACGTTATAGAACCACTTCACGTAGGTTGGCAGCAGTTGCAGGTTATCAGCGTCTGCGCGTCCGCAAGCGTCGCGTAGGTCGTTGCTGATGACTGCCTGCAAGAAGTTACCGGGCGCCACGCGGTCTACAACGTACCGCGTGAGGGCTTCCTGCATGTGGAGCGGAATCTTGTCATACTCGCCCGTGAAGTATAGGTCGAAAAGAGGTGTTTTAGTTGGCACTATTGTTCTCCTGCCAGACGTACCACTGCCCGTGCTCTAACTTCCACCATCGGCCCTCGTGGTACGTAATGTAGGGCTGTGGTTGGGCCTGTTGATGAATTTTAGCCGACATGCGCTGCACTCCATTTTGCAGCACAGGTTGGACGACAGGCATAAATATTGAAACCAGAACCATAACTAACCAGTTCATGTTCTCCTCCGTGAAAATGAACAATCGACATAGTGGACCCCCTGGGATTCGAACCCAGGACCAACGGATTAAAAGTCCGATGCTCTAACCAACTGAGCTAGGGGTCCAGCGTGTCACCGAGAGGCTACTCTGGGTGACAAGAGTTTTGCAAGCCCTCAAGCAGCGGCACCAAAAAGTGCCTTTGCGAGGTAGCACGCCAGCAGTACGCCAACTGCCCAGGCGCAAATTTTTTGAATCATTGGCGATCACTATGAAGACAATGGTGCACAAAGCCGCCGCCAGCAGCCATGCCCGCAAACGAAAACAATAGTTGTACGTCTTGGGGGCATGACATCCCTGCGGCGTACCCAACAAGCGTGCCACCCACGACGCCAACGAACATCGCGAGTTGTCTGAAGAATCTGAGAGGCATAGATTCCTTTCTGTGCTTCAGCGTTAAATGCACGCAAGAGGCGTACATAAAATATGCCCGGCTAATAGAAATTATTTAGACGGATTTTACGACTAACTTTTTTCTTTTTTCAGCCGTTTAAAGCGCTCGGGCAGCGTGTACCAGCCATCGCCATGCAGTTCGGACAGCGTGGTGAACGCTTGATCGTATAACTTGCCGCACGCCTGCAGACTGTACTTAGCCCTGGCCTGTTCCGCAATAACTTTTCTATCTAAGGCTGATACTTTTTCAAGTGCCTCTAGCCAGTCACGCAAGGTCTTACATCGGAAACCATTTACCCCGTGCTGCACTGTTTCCGAGAACGCCCCATAATCCGCGGCAACCAATGGCGTGCCGCACAATAAGCCCTCGACACCAGAGCCGCCAAACGGCTCAACAAAGCGCGTGGGCATTAACGAACAAATTGCGTTTTGCATAAACATGCTACGACTTGTTCCGCTAATCGGGCCCCAGTACTCAATGTTTGGATGCTCCCAGCGTTTGTGATCGCCTTGGCCGCAAAGCACAATCTTTTTGTCGCCGATGTACTTGGCGATCTCGTAAATTGTGTCTAGCCCTTTGCACTCTGAAATACGACCCAAGAAAGCGTAATACTGTCCGGGTTCGTATTTGGGCTGCCAGTCGTCAATTTCAAAATAGTTTGGAATTACCCACTCATACGTCGTACCGTTTTGGTTAGCTTTGCCGGCGTGATAATGCCGCCAAGCGTAGCTCTCAAAGATCCTGAAACTACCGTCCATCAACGTCGGATAGCCGATGCCAGTCTCGACATGGATATTTGATGGAAATAAGCGGCAGACTTCCGTGTGTGCGTGACCAAATGGGTGGCAAATGATGTCAGTTTTTTTGACCCTCTTTTGCATCTCAGGCAAAAGTTTGGCCTCAAAAGCACTATGCCACGGCGTACCCATTGTTGCCAGGTTTGCGTAGAACTCGGTCTTTTCGCGTTTGCCCGTGAGTGCGTCAAGCGCTTTGCGAGAAAGAATCTGCACTTTCTCAACGGCGTCGCTTTCGCTGCCTTCGTTGGCGTACTCTACAACGTTGTAGCCGTACATCTGCAGCATCTTGGAAAACCGCAGGGCTTTTCCAGTGAACGCACAGTGTGAGTAATCTTGGCTATGAACAGTATGGAAAATTCCAATAAGGTGCAGCGTAGGCTTATCGTTCATGGCCACTCCCTTGGCGCAAAAATTATTTGACAACCTCAACAAACTGAAACTGCATCTGCTGCGGAACTGTATAGGTTATAGCCGCAGCACCAGACAATTGATCCGCAGCTGTTCTGAATTGCTGGCTTAAAATTGCACGTTGCTCGCCGGTGACGGCCGGCAGGGTTAACGCATATACATTGTCTGGGCCAAATTTGATAAGCACGTCTGTGTGCGTAACAGTAACTGTGGGATCTGTTTTCTTTGCCACTTTCTTAAACAGATTTAAGTCCGCTGCGAGTTTGATAATTGTCGTGGCCAGTTCGCGTACAGTCGCGTCTGTCGAAATGAGGCGGCTGAGATCACCTGTCCTGGCGATTTCAATAAGTTGTGCAATGACGTCCAGACTAGGGCCAATTGAGAGTTCTTCTTTTTTGTTGTCGCAGGGTGTGTTTTTGTTGCAGCACGACACGGCAGCACTCCTTGTTACTTTGCGGCGTTTAATTGTTGCGAATAACAGTCAGCACACGCGGGTAAATACTTTTCTTCGCAGCCAAGTTCAACAGACGGCCCCAGCACAGTAGCCCGCCCGTCGAGCAGTTTAAGGTTGAACACAGCCTTCTGCAAGCAGTAGTAGCAGATCGTTTTGATTTCTTCAATAGTGTCCGCCAGCTCAAGTAGCCGCTGTGCTGCGGGAAACAAATGCGTGCGAAAGTCCGTCCGTAAACCGTAACAGATAACTGGAATACCTTTTGGGCTTGCTGGCGCCACAGCGGAGTGGGCAATGTGATGCAACTGATCAATCGCCGGCACAGATAAGAACTGCGCCTCGTCTACCAGCACGCAAGCCACGTTATCAAGTGCCGGTATGGTCATTGGCCCTGTCGGCGGTGCAAGCACGTCGGCGTCCATTTGCAGGCCCGCACGTGTTTTAATTACGCCTGAACCAAAGCGAGTGTCGAGTTCAGGTTTAATGAGCAAAACTTCTTTGCCCTGCTGTCGGTAGTTGTGTGCGACAGCAAGCAGATTTAACGTCTTGGCACTACCGACAGTACCGTGACGAAAATAGAGTTTAGCCATTACGTTACTTAGAGAAGCCGGCACTAACGAAAATTACACTTCAAATGGGAATCGGATCAGTATCAGGATCGTCAGGGCAGATGTCAATCCCGACGGGCGACTCACCGCAAACGCCGTTGAACAACTCTTTCCCGTCACTGTTGCGTGAAACACGCAGTGCCGCCACGTCGCTATGGCAGCCGCTGTCTAATTCGCATTTAAGCCGCACATAAAGCGTACAGCAGTTTGTTTTATTTTCGCGTTTTTTAATGATGCGATTAATAAGCGCTTCGTTTATGTACGTTGCTGGAGCATATGTGCAGGGAGGTGGAGTTGCCAGACTTGTATTTAAATTAACGCGGCCAATACGCGTCCATTTAGACGTATCTGGAAATGGATCAAAAGACACGAGAACACCGAACACAGCGCGTTCGCAGCCGTGGCACGCCGAGTACTCTAAAGTCATTTCTTCAAATGTATCTTCTTCGCATTCGCTGCAGCAGCAGTCTTTATCGCTGCCAGTTTTTGGCGACATAATAGCCGGACCGCCGCAGTAATCAACGCGTATTTTGTTTCTAACAAGCGTAAATTTAACAGCGTCTGGCATGTTTTTACGCGCTACTAAGTTGGTACAGTATTTGTAATGATTACGCGACTTGTGGAAGAAATATCATTACAACGTACAACAACACGCCAACCCTGTACGTCAGACTCAGCCGCAGTCTGTAACACAAACGTATTGCTAAAAACTAACTCGGCTACGGATAGAGGTGATTGACCTGAGCTCATATTATTTACTTCGCCGTTGGCTCCGGGGATGTCTTGCCAAAATTCTTCATCTGGTTGCGTGATAGGGTTAGCGTTAGTTTGCCACTGATAAGAGAACACGCCGCCCAAGAAGTTACTGATGTAAGCCCGTGCTTTGACTGTATAAAGCCCTGGCGTAATTGTGTAGTAATGCGCGGGAGCGTAAGTAGTCGTGTCTGTGGCCAAAATAAACGGCCCCGAAAAAGTGCCAAGGTTCTCCCACGCAAATTGTGCGATCGTAATAGTAATAGTAGCCGGATCGCTGTACTGTGCTCTAAGTGCGCCGAGTTGTACGTATACACGGTATTTCGTTCCGTTGTCTGCAGTCGTTAAGCCGGTCAAATTAAGACTTGCACCTTGGGATGTGATCTCGTCGCGAAGTATCCCGCCGACATAAAGACGCCATGTATTAAATTGTTTTGATACCGCAATGTGGTAATAAACAGTGTTTGTAATTGGACCGTATTTGAGGATTTTGGTTGTGTTGGGAATTTTTACATTTACAAAACCAATTGCCCCATTTTGCGGTGTAAAATAAATGCAGATACCGTCTGTGGCGTCTTTGTTTGTGCGTGTGTCTATGAAAATTGATTCTGAGCCGGCGCTATCGTTGTATGAATGCAGAAACCGCCGTACGCGCACATACCCTTCGTAACAGCAATCATCAAGATAGACTGCGAAGTCGTACGGTACGGTCAAACTGCTATTTGTAATACGAAGATAGTTGAAGTGTGTCCCCAACCCCCCGGCTACGCTACCAGCGGCGGGCGGCGGGTCGACGTAATTTTTTGTACTCGTTACAAACTGCACTGCAGATGTGTTGCTGCCGTAGCCAAAAAATGCTGCGCTTTGTGTGACAGGAAAAAGGTTGTCCCACGTGCTGTTAATGCCCGGCGTAGTAGTGACACGAATATTTTGCGAATTACCAGCACTACCAATACTAGGCGTCCAAACGTTAATTACGGGACTGAATACTGTTCTTGTGCCTGGGCTGCCAAGGTTTACACCTAATTTTGTGTAATTATCGGCTAGGTCAGCCGTTGCAGTCGCCGGGTTATAGCCCGAAATAACGCCCGCCGTGTAGCGCGGTATTCCCTTTGTTACACGCACAGAGTCGACATATCCGTAAAACTGGTTTGCTGCGTTTACTGTCCCGTCACTAGCCTCAGCGTTGCCGATTGTTATTTTTTTGCTTGTTAAATTGTAGGCGCTTTTTGTAACAGGCTGCCATGTGTTGCCACCGTCTGTTGACACTTCCCAAAAATACAGCGGCGTATAATTAAAAAAATTGCTGTTGTTGCATGGCTGGCTCACCTGACTTTCTAACGTTACAGAATTCACGCAGCGTAGTTCAACATTGGGCAGCGGCGAAACCGTAAAATATGATGACGGCCAACGTCCTTCGGCTATGTAGTTCGCTGCTTCCGCCAGCGTCCACAGCCCAGTCGACTGGTTGCATGCCGACGGCGGTACGTAGTTAGCCCCGTGTGCGCTCACCAGGGAGTCGTACTGATTGATGAAAAGTAGGCGGCCCGGACCTGATGAACGCATTATAAGACTCCGTCACCCGTCGCTGTCGCGGTAACCGCACTCGGCGGCGTGTTTGAGCGTGTAGCGTACTCCCAGTAACCAGCCTGCGTGCCGCCGCCTTTGTAAAACGCGGCTTTAAACCATTCGTGCGTTGTCGGCAGAACGTATTTCGCACCGGTTTTACGCACTAACGTAAGATCAGAGTCAGAGCCGTCGTTTTCGGGCGTGGCAGCGTAGTTTGTAAAATCACCCGCCGGCGTATCGTCGCCAGTTGGGAATGCAGACGAGAATTGATACGAGCCGTTTTCTGTGGTACCCGGACCAGTCCGTCCGTTGTGCAGCCAGTTAGCGTAACGTATCGCAGAGTACCATGAAACAAAATTAACAGGCTTCGCCGCCATGTTTTGTCTTATTTCGTACCGTGCCCCCGCTGATCCGGCCGCGTTATACACAATACCGCCGTGCACATTACTTGCCATGTTAGCGTCGTAAAGCCCTAAAGTATTTGCACCGGTTGGATCTACGTTGTTTAAAAAATCAACATACTCCGCATTTGAGACTTCGTATTTCTGTATTTTGTAGGCATACGCGACGGCACCAAAACTACGGAAAAGAAATCCGTTTGAAGCCGCGTTTGAATTACCTATGTCGCCAACATCCATAAAGATATTGCTATGCAAAATAACGGGGCTAGTCTCAAAACTTACCAGTCTAAAGCCGCATGTCGGCGTCTTTGCCGTGACGGATAAATACTGTTGAGTGTTTAAGCCAGAACCACTAGATATAAATCCTGTGCTGGCGAGTTTATCGAGGAGCACGTCGGTAAACGCGCCGCCTGGCGTATAAGCGTCAGCACTTGAACTTGCCTCAACCGAGCGCGTTTCTAACCATTCATTTACGTTGCCGTTCATGTCATATAACCCGTACGCGCTAGTACTGCCCGACGTGCCTACAGACAACAAATTACCGTTAGTCGTGGCGTTCCAGTTTGCCGCACCCGCATAATTTGCAGAATTAATCGGAGCAGGAGGCGAACTGCTTAACGGGATTACTTGTGTAGACGGTATGCTCCAAATACCCGCAGTATTTGCCGCTATGCCGCGTACACTAAATACATACGGTATGTTGTTCTGCAAATTTAAAATTGTTTTTGCAGTAGTAACGCTGCCAGTCAAAATACCATTACGACTGGGCAACCATGTTTGACCGTCGTCTATAGACCAACGTACAGCATACTGTGTAATTACCACGCCGCTCGGAATGCTGCCTGGCGTGCTCCAGTTTATAAGTGCAGACGCGTTATAAGCCGTGGCAGTCAGATTGCTTGGAGCAGCAAAACTTGTTGGCGTGACGATATCGGTCACGTTGCTCCACGCACCAACACCTAAACCATTTAACGCCCCGACCCGAAACCTATACTCGTGCCCGTTTGTTGCTGCTAACGAAAACGATCGTGCCGCAGATTCTGGTTTAGTTAAGGTAGTGAATACAGGCCACGCCGTAGACGAGTCAGGCCGCGAAGAAACTTGAATAACGTAATCAAAAACTGGTGTACCGCCGTTTGCAGCTGGTTCGCTCCAGTACAACGAAATAGTCGCGTTACCTGGTTCTGCCGTTAGATTAAGCGGCGCTGACGGCACTGTAAGCGTTGGCGGGACAACTACGGTGTCGGCAATAAACTCATACGAAACGGTGGCGTCTGCTCGAGCATCTATACCGGCTCTAACTTGAACCATATCTCCTGATTCAAGATAAATTGGGTTGTCGCGGCACACGGCAATAAGCGTTGCGTCGCGCGGTACCGTAATGGATTTGGCTAGATAAAAAGACTTTACTTCCGCGTACGCACCCGAGCCGACAATACGCACAATACGAACATCAATGTCGACTGCGTAGTTTTCGTCTTTATTCGCGATAAATAGCGAGTTAATTTTGTATATGACGCCGGACTCGGGAGGATTCGCGACTAAAATTTGGTTGTAGTCTGTGACGTTTAAATAGTTCGTACGCCCATAAAGCGTCGTTGTATTTGCAATATTTGACTCGGCCATTTTCAACCTCCAAAGATAAATGACGGCCAGATTACTCTAGGCCCTGTAGCGCCCGTAACGCCTGACTCGCCGCCTGGTGTGCCCGGTGGACCTGACGGGCCTGTGCCCCCTGTATCGCCTTTAGGGCCAGTCGGACCTGACGGGCCTGTTTGCCCGACAGCGGCAATGACGCGTACGCCATTAATGAATACCGCTGAAGGATCTGTCGGATCGATAACAACAGTCGGGCCAGGGCCTGTAACCCCAGTTACACCAGTCATACCGGTGACGCCGACACCAGTAGCGCCTGTAACGCCAGCGCCGGCTGGGCCTGTAACCCCAGTTACACCAGTCATACCGGTGACGCCGACACCAGAAACACCGGTTACGCCTGTTTCGCCGGGCATCCCTGGCACGCCTGACGGGCCGTCAAGACCTGTGACGCCAGTAGGCCCTTCAACACCGCTAAAACCTTGTAAACCAGATACGCCGGTTGCACCAATGTCACCGCTAGGACCTGTAGGCCCCGTGGGGCCAGTTAAACCAGGGCCACCTGTTGCACCTGTTGCACCCGTTACACCCGTTAAGCCGGTTACACCAGACGCACCAGTTGCACCCGTTTCGCCCGCTGGCCCGGTTAGGCCTGTAACACCAGTAAAACCGGCTGGCCCTGTAATGCCCGTAGACCCCTCCGGACCAGTAATGCCCGTGGCACCTGTGATGCCAGTAACCCCAGTGACGCCTTTTGCACCAGAAGCGCCCGTTATACCGACGCCCGTAACACCTGTAACGCCAGTGATTCCGGTGATGCCCGTGACGCCAGTTAAGCCCGTAACGCCTGTGGGCCCGCGTGTGCCAGATATACCGGATATGCCTGTCGCACCTGTTAAGCCAGTAGCGCCCATCTGCCCGATACCGGTTGGGCCTGTAATGCCGGTGGGTCCAGCCGGACCAGTAACGCCTGAAAGCCCCTGAAAGCCTGACACGCCAGTAGGGCCCGTCATACCAGTTACACCGCTCGGACCCGCAGGGCCCGTTGGTCCAGTAACACCAGTGAACCCAGTAGCACCACTAGAGCCCTGGTCGCCTTTTCTGCCATCAAAACCAGTGGCACCGATGCTACCCGCAGGGCCGGTGACGCCGGTAACGCCCGTTAAACCAGTAGCACCTGTCTGACCGGTTACACCAGAAATGCCAGTGACACCAGTTAAACCAGTTGCGCCGGCAGACCCAGTTACACCAGTGACACCTGTAACACCCGTGACACCTTTTGTGCCTGTGACGCCGGTTACACCGGTCGTGCCGCCTGGGCCAGTAGAGCCTGTTACGCCAGTAATACCGGCGGGCCCTGACAGGCCAGAAGCGCCTGTAACACCAGTGACACCTTTTGTGCCTGTGGGGCCAGTAACGCCCGTCATGCCACGACCACCGCCCGGACCCGTAGGCCCTGGTGGCCCGCTAGGGCCGGTAGCGCCAGCTAACTCTGCTGGCAGTTGCGTTGCCGGAACTTTGCCAGACGAATCTAATCCGGCTACACCGCCCGGCTGCCCTATTAAGGAAGTCGTAATTGCACTTACAAGATCCAGGATCGCGCCGAGCGTTGTCTTTTTTGTTGTCGGCGGCGAGACCTGCTGGTCAACAATCGCAACTAAGTCGTCACGACTAGGGTTCGCCTTGCCGGGCAAATCCGATATGCGTTTTTGTGCCATGGGCGATCTCGCAGCAAACGAAGGAGCAGCCTATAAAATAGCATAATTTTGCCGGTTTACATACCGCGGGCAAGTATTACGCTAGTGGTGCATAAACCACTCGTCTGACGAGACAAAGGAATGAAACACGTTGTGCACCGGATAGCCAGTCACAATATTTTTATGCCCCTGCAGCGCGTAATTAAATGCGTGCATATCGTTTAAACCCGTGCACACGCTATTTAAACTACCGAGCCGCAGCATAAATTTTACGATGTCTATGCCGCCTACGATGCCGCAATTGTAAAGATTTTTTGGTTTTTCCATATGCCCCCAAAAAGGGCACCCGTGAGCAAACTGTGCCAGCCAATTCCAATGATTAAATTCAAGCGACTCTGAGCCGGCATATAAAAAACCCGGAGCTGGTTTTGGTTTATTTAACATGACGACATCACGTACGTCTGTGCACCATAGTTCTCCGTTAATCGGATGCCGCTTTAAATACGCTGCAATAACCACAAAACGATAAGTATGCGGTAGGCCTCGGCACACAACCGGCACCTGAGTTACAGGTAAAAAACTACAGTCGGCATCTGTGAAGAGAACAGGCTGGTAGCCGTGATCGTTTACGGATTCTGCCCACGCACGCCCCATCTCCGGCGTCATTCGTTTATCGTGACTACCAGAATTTGGAATTTCACCCTTAGTGAACAGCGCCCCGAGAACATAACCAGTAGGCGGCATTTGGAAGCTCCCGGCGGCGTATTGCAGATTTTTACGGCATACATAGACTAGTGTTAGTTTAACAGACAGGCCCGCGCTAACTATGCCGCACTACTTAGCCGTACTAGCCGTTTTTAGGAATGAGGCTAGTTTTATGTCCGCCTGGTTAGAGCATTATTTTATGCGCGGCGTAGAGCACATATACCTATTAGACGACGGCAGCACAGATGATTTCTACACGCCTACATTTAACAAGTATTTAAACGCTGGCCAGATCACGCTACGGCATGTCGCGCCAGAGGACTATGACAACAAAAAAATGGAGCGCCAGCGGTACCTGTACAACAAGTACTTTGGTGACGTCGTAAGCCAGACTTTTTGGCTGGGAATCCTAGACTTAGACGAATTTTACTACTCGCCCGTGGAGAAGAGTTTAGCCACGCTGCTGAGCCAATATGAAACTAGTTCGTACCAGGAAATTCTTGCAGATTGGTACTGGTTCGGATCTGCGGGGTACATACAGCAGCCAACTGATACTGTGGGTTCTTTTTTATATCGGTCGGCTGGCCTGTCTCGCACGTACAATTACCACGCCGAGGGCTACCACCACGAATGGTGTTGCAAGTCATTCAGCAAAACAAAAACAATCGCACAACTTAGTCATCATTTCAACTATTATCGCAGGCACCGCACGGCAAATTTTTGCACGCAAGGTAAAGCTGGCAACGAAGATTTTAGTTTTAATCTATCACGCCACGGCCTAGGTTTTATCAACCACTACATTGGTGCACGAGATTATTACGCAACTAAAAAAACACGGGGTTCTTGCAACAACAGCGCTATCGTGCGAGACGAAACGCTATACGACAAACTTAATAAAAACGACATCTTCGATCCACGTTTAGCAGAGCAAACTAATGCCAGACCGTTTACCGATTCTCGTGATCCAAAACACGTGGTATCACTTTGAAACTACCATCGCCATATACCAGTTACTTGAAGACGCAGGCTACAAACCTTACGTTTATCGGTGCGCCCCCGGCGAAGATGTTTTTAACCAGGCTATATTTTTAAAAGAGAAAAACATTGCCGTAGCCAATAATGACGTAATTAAAAAAGCCGCCGCTGGTATAGTTATCTCGGCGTATCCGAACCCGCATGTTGATAAAAAAGAAGCGATTCCTAACGCGGCGCATCTTTGCCTGCCGCCTGAGTTGCGAAACAAACTGCTGTTTATTTCGCATCGGTTTCGTCGCTTAGATGATTACGTAAATAACTTGTTTGGAATTACGGCCAAAAACACGTTCTGCCTGTCGCCCAATTCGGAGCGCATAGGAATTGATTACTTGTTTTTAGTCGCCAGTCCCGTAACACCGGAGACTGTGCCGTATACGCGGCCGTTAAAATTGGCCGTGCAGGGGCACCTAGAACTTGAGAACAGGCGTATCGAGTGGCTATCTGCGGCCCTCAAAAAAAGAACATGCGCCGAGTTTGCGTTACAAATTATCGGCACACATGCGGGCACGATAGCCGGACCTCATTTTGAAAACTGCAACGACGTAACGTTTGTTCACGGGCCGAGCGAACAAGAATTTTATTCTCGCTTATCGCGCGACACTCATTTTTTGCTGCCGCTAATAGACGGCGAAATGAAACGAAAAACTTATGTTATCGAGCGGTACAGCAGCAATTTTATGCTGGCATGGGCGCTGGAAAAACCAGTGTTCTGCCATGAGGTATTCAAAGACATTTACAATACGCCAGGTATTTACTACAACTACGGCAACGTAGCTGAACAGTTTGACGAGTTGCTGGCCACAAGTGAGACGACTTACGGCTTATTATTAAAGCGTATGCGTGACCAAAAAAAAATACACCAACAAAGTAACACAATAAAATTGCGTGAAAAATTAACGCAAATTATTCAGGGTTAACGGGCGGCGAGATATTCAGCGACCCGTCTTCGTTGTATGTAAACTCGCCTACAACGGAGAGCCCCGGGATTACAGATTCAGGCTTAATCTCTGCCAGCAGAGCCCCGATCTTGGCATGGAGTTGGAAGAGTTCTACGCCGTCTGTGCCTAGCGCCGCGGCAATCTCTTGCGGAGTTGCCTGCGGATTCTGCCAAAACAGTTTGGAGTTTTGCGAGAAAGCCCCCGTAAGATTTCGGAATATATTGCGGGCGTTTTGTTTAAGTTGGTTGGCAATGCGCGTAGCTGGGTCAATGGCCGGAGATGTTTCTGGGTCGAGAACGCTCATGGTTAGTCCTTTGTTTAAAAATAGCGTAAATCAAAGATTCGCCGTTGTCGCTAGTACCGGTGCCGGCGTCGTGTCCGGAGTAAACACATAACCCGGCTCAGTAATATTATCAAATAATTGCTGGTCTGCCGAGTAATACAGCCGCACAGCAGTTTCTTGTTCTTCTGTTAACACGGCTTTTTTTCGCTTTGCCTTGTTTGCTTCCGGTATTGGCGCCGCGATCTCAAGAAACTCCCAAGCGGCTTTCATGTCGCGGGGGAACTTAAAGCAGGTGGTCGGCCCTACGGCGTATTCGTGCTGATGGAGAAAGTGTACGTTGTCGCGCAAGAACCCAAAGCGAGGCGGTTTTTTTCCTCGGGCTATCATCTGGTTCGCTGTGCGGGTATTTTGCCGCGTTCGGTAATCCAGTTGTTTTTGCCACTGCGCGGCGGGTAAATTGCTTGGTTTGGGGCGGAGACACTGCACGTCAGCGATGATCGAGTCTATGGCGTTTTGGATATTGCCGGGTTTAATGTTTATCTGCTGGCACGCGGACACAAAACGATCAACCGGGTCACGGACAAGTAGCACCACAGGCTTTGTCGGCGTCGGCGATCCGCTACACATCCAATGCCACAATTCAGTTTCAGGTGATTTGCCTTCTGGATACGCTGCAGTACGTATCAGCCAATCTTGCCGCGGATAAAACTGCTGGATAATAGCCCGCGCCATGCTGCTCGAACCAACTTTGGCGTTAAGCGCAACAGAGTATTTTGGCGTGCCGTAATAGAAAATCATTATAGTGCCGTAAGTTGCGCAGTCGGTGGCGTGAAGGTAGCCGTGTAAAGAGCGGTACCGCGAGTCAGCCGGATGTCGTCAAGATAACTATTGGCGGTCATACGTGTTGCGGTGTTGTTGGCCTGCGCACCGATCGATATCTGACCATTCGAGCCGATTACCGTGTTTGCGGGCAGGGTGACAGAGAGCCGCTGCACTCCGCCAGCGTATACGCGCACATTATCGTTCTCTCTAACGAGCGCTACGTGCGTCCACGTCGATAACGGAACATGCGTCGCCGGCGACCAATTGTATGAGCCGCCTGCGATGAAAAGACTAGTTGAGTCGCTCCCCACGCGCCACAAAATTTGGCCGTCGAGATCAAAAATAGGCGTCGCTGCCCCACGGGACGCCAAGTAAACCCACATTTCTATCGTAAAGTTTTCGGTGCCCAAAACATTGGCAGAATTGCCGCTGGAGTTGTCGAGCCAATTGCTGCCGTTGAAAAGAATCGAAGCCGAACCATACTTAAACTGCGTTGTGCTTGTAACGGGCCCGGAACTGCTTTGATGAACGCGGCGGATAGTTTGTGCTGTTACGCTAGAGTCTGTAATCGTGATTCCGTTATTGTCCCCGTTGCCGTTTAACAAGAGTGTCGTGGCCGGAGGCACGCTACCAAATACCGTATAGCCCTTCGCGGTGGCTATAGAGGGCGTGTCGGATGATATGCCGGGGTTGCCCTGCACGCTCAAAATACCGTCGTCGCAAGCGCCGAGATCTGTATAGAACTGATTCAAATCAGCGGCCGCGAGATCGTTGTTCTTTAAACTTGCAAATTCTGGCGGGCCGGGAACCCACTGTGGAGTATACCGATTGTAATAATACGGATATCCGACATACGTGTATATCCAGTTGTTAGTGCCGGGGCCGCGATCGATTGTGAGGCTTTCTCCCCGCAACTTGGTAATGTTGTTAGACGACACGTCGAAGCCGTCAAACTGACCGATTGGTGTAAATACGAAGTCTGTATTGAAGTTGTACAGGAGTGCCGTGTTGGCGATTGCGGTGAGGGGTGCCGTAGGCGGCGTAAAGTTGGCTGTGTACACAGCAGCCTGCGTCTGCCGGAAATCGTCAATGAAACCTTCGATATAAGCATCGTAGTTCGGGGCGCCTCCGATTGAGATAATGTTATTCGTTACGGTCGCCGAGTAGTCTTGCGTGCTCGTTCCAACGCTGGTGCCGTCAATGTACAGCGTGTTCGTGCCACTGTTCCGCACTAAGGCAATATGAACCCATGTGTTTAACGCCGGAACTGATCCGCCAGCGATGCCCGAGGAGATTCCGTTGCTAACCTGCATCTGACCGCTTAAATAATACATATGCAGGCCGCCCTGCCCGCTCTGGATATCGCCGGCTTCGTAAAAGGTAGGAAAACTGTTACCGCCATCGCCGGAACGCCGAAACCAAAATTCTATCGTGAAGTTTGACGAGTAGTTAAACGCAATAGATGTCCTGAGATAGTCGCCGTTGCCGTCAAAATAAGCGCTCGCCCCGCCATGCTTGCTTTGTGCGGTGCTGATAGCGACGTCGCCGTGTTTGTATGCCAACGCCGCACTGCTAGACGAATCGGTAATCGCCAGCCGCACCGGGTAAATCTCAAACGCGCGATAGCCACCCGCGGCGGCTTTGCTGAACGTGTCACCTGAAAGATAGTTTGAAATAGTGTTGTCCCACCATTTCACGTTATAGCGCCCGGTGTCAGTTGCAGCCGTGCCCGTGACTAGCCCAGAAGACTTTGTCGTTAAGCCCCACAAGCGCGTATAGCCAACAGTCGAGAACGCTGGCGTAGCCGTGCCTTCGACCGGCCACGTACCGGCGGCCCGATTGGCGTATACATCGCGAGGCGTCCATATCCCCGCAGCCGCATTAGCACTTGGTACGGGCGTTACGAAACCAGCCGCGTAACCACCTGACGGGCGGGGCATTAGGCAACCTCTTCATACGAGCAAACAACGTCAAGAATACTTGCTGTGCCAGCTGTAACTGTGATGCGCTTGTTTTCTTCCAGCCACACCGGATTTTCTTTGCCAACTAAAATAACAACAGCGCCTACGGGTACAGTTACCGTAGCGGCAAGGGCGTAACCCGTACCAGCGCTCGCGGCCGTATAGATTTTTGCGGCAATAGACGCGCTGGTGGTAGCAGAAGTGTTCGCTACGGTTATGTTAGCAATACGTAGTGCTTTATTGCTAGACGCAGCGTTTGACAGCAGCGTCGTTTCGCTCGTTGAAGACAAGGACACGTACGTCGTCTTGCCAGTGACTGTTGTCGGAGCCTGTAGATTTGGTGCAGCCATTGTTTATCCAAAAAAGATTCCAGCACAATACCCAGAAAGCCTGTTGCCGGTAGGTAGTCTCTCGTTCGCGACAGTACCTGTTGTGATGTCGGCGGCAGAATGTGTGTGCACGTCGACCGGTAACTTATACCAGCCGCCACCAAGGCCGGAAACGTACTGATACGTAACTTTTTGCCCGGCCGCTGAAAGAACGTCTGTCCCGGTTTGGGCGCCGGATACCGTCAAAGAACCGGAAGCATACGTTCCAACTAAAATGCACACAATATCGCCATTTAATAGACTTGCCGTCGGTAGCGTTATTGTGACAGGCGAAATAACAGTGTATCTATAAAACGCGTCACGGGCAGCAGTCAATGTAACTGTGTTCGCATTGATGGCGGTAAATGACTGCGCTGCGGCAAAGGCACTCGCGTGCTGGCCGTCTACGGTATCAGCATTTAAGTTCGTGCAGACAGTGGTAGAGGTAACCGCAAGCGGCGCGGTACCCACGGCCACGCTCGACGTGAGTGTAGAACCTGCGACATTACCGGTAGCCCCGACAGACGCCGGCGTAATAGCCTGCCCGCTGATGCTGGTAACGGGAAGATTAACGACAGTCCCGGCAGAGTTCTTGGCGAACAACCTGCCGTCGGCTGTATTGATAGCCAGTTCGCCCGCAGAGAGTTGCCCGGCGGTAGGCTGAGCAGCAGCGGTACTGCTTTTCTTGATAAGAATCGTGTTAGACATACAGCTCTTTTACCTCCGCTTTTCCGAATATTAACCGGAATAAGCAAAAGCATCAAGGGCTATTTTTAAGGTCTAAAACTTAGAAAGTTCCGCCGTCAATAGTGCAATCGGCGTTAGCAAAAGCCGTGCAAAAATTGGTAGTAGACGCTGTTGTAAGGACAGTGCCGGTCTCGTCAGGCAGCGTTAATGTTCTCGCCGTCGTTAACGTCGTCGGCTGCATGGTTACGCGAAGCGTTCCCGAGCCGCCGGCTCGTCCGGCAATGATTACGCCGTCCTGTGCAGCCGTCGCGGTGCCAAATGTTTGCCCAGTCGCGTTGTAGAAGGTGTTCGCGCCGGTAAACGCGTTGTTTGACGCTACGGCGGCGGCACCAGACACCGCAGCTACCCCAATAGCGATCGCTGTTGTGGACGCAGCCGTTAAACGACCCTTAACGTCGACCGTAAAAGTAGCAACGCTGGAAGCACTACCATAAGATGCGGCCGTAACACCACTGTTGGCCAACGTCAGGGCAGACGAACCAGCAGTGCTGGTGGCGTCGCCACTAAACGCCGGGAGTCGAAGTGCATTAAGAGTGCCGCTGGAGATATTAGAGGCATTCGTGGTGTCGGTCGTGGCCGAGGCGGCTAAACCGGATACAGCGCTAGAGGCGATGGCGATCGTAGTCGAAGCAGCGGCGGTTAACTGCCCCTGCGAGTTGACGGTGAACGTAGCAACCTGCGACGCAGAACCGTATGCTGCACCGGTGACCGTCGTGTTGGCGATGCTGAGCGTATTACCAGACTTTGAAAGCCCCGTACCGGCCGTAATTTGCCCAGCACCGCTAAACTGCGAGAACGTAATAGCATTAGACCCTACTGTACCGCCTGCGTCAGCAGTGCATACCCAACCGCTGTCAGCATTTGTTGTTCCCTGCTCGACAAACGTAAACGCGCCTGGAACTTCTGTCCATACGTCAAAGTCGGTGGCGCGTGTCCACGCACCGGCTGCTACGACGTAAATACCGTTTTGATTTGTTGTTGTCTGGTCTTTAACAAGCACACGGTCGCCGGCAACGAGAGAAACGCCGTCGACAGTTTGTGCGCCTGACAACGACGCGATGTTAGCAGTCGTTGATGCCTTCACAGACGCTTTTACATCCAGACCCTGTACGAGCGCGTCAACTTGAGCAGCCGTGTAAGCATCCGTAATACCGTAACCCGAAAGCGTTGTCGGGTTTGTACCGGCGGTGACACGACCCTTAGCGTCTACCGTTACAGATCGATAAGTACCGGCTGTGGCACCAGAATTAGAAAGCGTGGCTGCAAAGCTACCCGTACCGCTACCTGTTACGTCACCAGTCAGTGTAATAGTCTGGTCGCCGGTATTTGTTCCCGCCACAGAAGCAGTTGAAGAAACAGTAAAATCGCCGCTGAGCGATATTGTGCGGTTAGCGTCGTTGACGTTTACGCTTAACGACCGAGCAGCCGTTAGGTTTGCCGAATTTGTAACCTGCAGGTAATGCGACGGCGAACTGTCGTCATAAAGGTAAATGTCGCCGAAGTAACCGTTTTGAACCGAAGTGGTGCTGTTAGACAACGCGTCCGTAATACCATAACCCGAAAGCGTTGTCGGGTTTGTGCCAGCGGTAACGCGACCCTTAGCGTCTACCGTTACAGAGCGGTAGGTGCCGCCCGTGACGCCACTGTTAGCAAGCGTGACGGTAATACTTGTTGTTCCGGAACCGGTAGCATCGCCAGTCAGCGTAATATTTTGATTTGCAGTTAAATAGCCGGCGGTATCGAGTGTCCACGTATCCGCAGCTGTCTTTTTAAGAAAGCCGCTCGTTCCGGTTAAACCAGCAATAGCCGTCAGGTCACCGTCCAGCGGTTGTGCGTCCGTAATGCCATAGCCAGCAAGTGTCGACGGATTCGTACCGCTCGTGACTCGGCCTTTAACGTCTATAGTTACCGACTTGTAAGTGCCGGCAGAGGCAACTGTAGCTAAAGTTAAGGCAGATGAACCAGCAGTGCTGGTAGCGTCCCCAGAGAAAGCCGGGAGTCGAAGTGCGTTGAGCGTACCACTGGAGATATTAGAGGCGTTGGTTGTATCAGTGGTAGCCGATGCAGCAAGCCCCGATACAGCGCCAGCGGAGATAGCGATCGCTGTTGTGGACGCAGCCGTTAAACGACCCTTAACGTCGACCGTAAAAGTAGCAACGCTAGAAGCACTACCATAAGCCGCGGCCGTGACACCACTGTTGGCCAACGTCAGGGCAGACGAACCAGCAGTGCTGGTGGCGTCGCCACTAAACGCTGGGAGCCGAAGTGCGTTAAGCGTGCCACTAGAAATGTTACTAGCATTCGTGGTGTCAGTAGTGGCCGAGGCCGCTAAACCGGATACAGCACCAGACGCAATAGCGATCGCGACGTTAGCAGCGGCTGTTAACTGCCCCTGCGAGTTGACGGTGAACGTAGCAACCTGCGACGCAGAACCGTATGCTGCACCGGTGACCGTCGTGTTGGAAATGTTAAGAGTGTTGCCAGACTTTGAAAGCCCCGTACCGGCCGTAATTTGCCCAGCACCGCTGAACTGCGAAAATGTAACGGCGGTAGAACCTAGTGTGCCGTTTGCGTCGGCCGTGCATACCCAGCCATTGTCGCCGTTTACTGTACCTTGCTCGACGAAGAAGAACGCACCCGGAATTTCTGTCCAAGCATCAAAATCAGTAGCCCGTGTCCACGCGCCAGCCGCTACCGAATAAATACCGTTCTGGTTTGTTGTTGTCTGGTCTTTAACAAGCACACGGTCGCCGGCAACGAGAGAAACGCCGTCGACAGTTTGTGCGCCTGACAACGTCAGATTACCGGTAGACGCCGCTTTGACAGACGCCTTGACGTCTAGACCCTGTACGAGCGAGTCGACCTGGGCAGACGTGTAAGCGTCCGTAATGCCGTAACCCGAAAGTGTTGTCGGGTTTGTGCCAGCGGTGACACGACCCTTAGCGTCTACCGTTACAGAGCGGTAGGTGCCGGCTGTGGCACCAGAGGCAGAAAGCGTGGTTACAAAACTACCTGTGCCACTACCCGTTACGTCGCCAGTCAGCGTAATAGTTTGATCGCCGGTATTTGTTCCCGAAACCGTGGCGTCAGCCGAGGCGGTGAGATTGCCGCTGAGCGACAACGTGCGACTACCATCATTGACATTAATGCTGAACGTACGGGCGGCTGTTAAATTAGCCGAATTTGTAACCTGCAGGTAATGCGACGGCGAACTGTCGTCATAAAGGTAAATGTCGCCGAAGTAACCGCTTTGCGTCGACGTAGCACTGTTCGATAACGCATCTGTAATGCCATAGCCAGAAAGAGTTGTCGGGTTTGTGCCGGCAGTGACGCGACCGTAGGTGTCCACAGTTACGCTTCTGTACGTGCCGACGGTCGCAATGACGCTGCCAGTAAGGTTTATAGAGTTTGCACTTACCGTTAACGAGCCGTTGCCGGTAGAAGCAACGTCAATTGTGCCCGGAGTAGTTTGCGTTAAACCATTGCCCGCAGTGACTGTGGCAGCGGATGCCGCCGCATCGACATAAGCGGTGGTCGCAATTGCTGTGCTATTGTTATTTGCCGACTGGGTCGGCGCTGTGGGCGTGCCAGTCAACGCCGGGCTTTCAGAGAACACAAGATTGACGGTACCGGTGGTGTCGCCGGTAATGCCGTCTCCTACTACTGCATTGCGCAGGTCAGTAGCAGTAATAGTGTCTTTGCTCTCGGCAGTTACGCGACCGTACTTATCAGCGTGCACCAGTATGTAGGCCGTGCTGATATTCGCGGGATCTGTTGCGACAGTGATGTCGTTGAAAACGCCACCGTTAGGCATTTGTGCTAGATCGACACCAGTCTCATTGACAACGATACGATCCGAGCCGGCTGTCTTCACATAAAAAGTACGGTCGTTACGGCCGAGACCGAGACCGGCACGGAAGTCAAGCAAGGCCTGCGGAGACTCAAAAACAAGCGCGTCACCGCTTGCTGAATCAATTACTAGCGGGTCAATGTTTGTGACCTGAACAAACCCGCTATTTTTATTTACGTTGCCGAACTTTACGCGAATATAAGTACCGTAAACAAGTTCACCGGTTGCATCAGCCGTAGAGTGACGAATCCAGGTAACATTTGCGGCGGTCTCAGGCGCCGTTGGTTTTGGAATGTAGTAGAGCCCGTTTGTTTTCGGCTCCACTTCATTTTTTACGAGAATAACGCTGCCAAGACGTGTAATGTTGTTGCTACCATCGCGCTGCTCTTCGACAGTTTGGTAGCCGTCAATAATCGGAACACCGGCAAACGAACCAGTCGTGGCATTAAACGCGGTGGCGTTGTCAAACGTCGCAACATTTGAATCCATCACAAAAGACGGACCCGTCGTAATTGTGAATATGGTGTTCTTGTTTACCGCGCCCTCGCGAACCAGCACTTTGGTGTTGTGTGCTAACTGCAGTTCTTCGCTTGTGTTTAAATCACGTGCACGCACTATCACGTTGTACGGGTCACCGCCGGTCGACCTAGAGTAATTGACGCGATAAATACCCGCGCGAGCATTGTCGTATTCGCCGCCTTCGTCCCCGCTGCCTGCGCCGACGTAACCATATGCGGTCAGATTGTGCCCGCCCGGATTATTGTTTTTTGGCGTCCAGATGAAATGATCATTTTGATTGAGCGTTACGCCGTCTACAACAACTTTACCGTTAATAATTTGATAGTAATCGCTTTTTGCACGCGCAATACGCTTAAACAAAACTGCACCGCCGGCAGGCACACTACTCGGGGCGGTTGTTTTGTTTGCATTGAAATTAAGATTCGTAAAACCAAAAGGTACAGTGGCCGTCGGCTCCACGGGGCTCTGCGCTACTTCAAAAGTGTAATTAGCGTAAGTACCGTTTGTGACGAAAACACGTGCGCCGACCGCAAAGTTTGAAGCTTCTGTCTCGCCTGTCTCACGCGTCCAATCGCCGGTTGTTGCTGTCGCGCCGGCAGGTATTTTCCAAATACCTTTTTTCAGGGGATCTAAGTGCCCCATGATCAGTACGCGATCGCCTGCCACCAACGTTACCGATTGATTTGGGATTGTCGGCAGGCCGCGTAATTCGTACAGCGCTAGCCCGTCAGCCATAGACCCTGGTTGCGGTACCGCCACTTTTACGTTTGAGAAACCTTGCAGGTTGTCATACGGACTGCCCGCGATAAGCGGCACTGTCGTCGCACAGTCTGCGGCCACAGGGTGCAACGACATACCCGCACCGGCACTACGTGCAACAGCGTCATCGACATACTCTGTAGTCGACAACAGTTTTCCACCTTGTGCGCCCGTAGTGGCAGGCGGATATGTGTTCGTGTAGGCGTACGCCTCGTCGCCAACTGATAACTTACCAGTCGTATTTACTGCACCGAAGGTGGCCGTGCCCGTCCATACGGCGCCGTCGCCCGTGATGGCTAACGGTATTGCGTTAGCGTTAGTCCCAGTAGCGTCGCCGCCGCGGCCGTAGTACAGCGTGTTAGACGCCTCGTTAAAGGCAAGTTCAGCATTACGTAAAACGTTGTTGCCAGGGGCCGCTGCTGACTGGTTTGACGCGCGACGCTTAATACGTAATACGTTAGACATTGAAATACCTTTTTGTTGGGGTTACACACTACTAGCAGTATAGCAAATTAGAACGTGCCGCCGTCTGTTTGTTCGGCTTCCCACTGGGGCGTATCTTGTCCAGCTATATTTAAAATTGCCGTGACGATCCAGTTCGTGCCCGTATCCATAGTTTTAACAATTGACCCAACCGCAAGCCGTGCAACCGGAATGGCATCACGGGCGGCAACACTGGGTACGGCCCGATAACCACCTTTACCGTATTGCGCATCATGCGTGGGAAAAATATCCTCTTCGGTAGCAGGCAAAATGGGCGCACCCAAATTGATGCCGCCAGAAATTGTCCCCATTACAACACCTCTATGTCAATATCAGGCGAATTTTGCGTGTATTGAGTTCGGTAAATATAGTATGACGCCGTATAGCCGTTTGCGTTTGTAAAATTGCGGGTTGTCAGTGGCCACGAACTGGTCGCAATATATCCGTTGAATTTGATTATTGCCAGGCCAAACACGGCCGGATACGCTATGTAAATGTACTGGTTGACGGGGTTAAAGTCGTTGCGCGTCTGCACCCGCGAGGTCGCCAATTCAGAATTTAAAGCAATAAGTTCTGCGTCTGTAATACTAGTGCTCGCCGATAGCCCCCAATACCGTTTATGCCGCGGAGTAAAAACTACGCTGTTGGTCGTAGTCTTCGTTCCGGCAGAAATAGGCGTGCCAGATGCCGCACCCATGTTGTCATATTTTTGTAGGCCAACGCCATAATCAGCTTCGCCTGTAAATGTTGTAGCGACATTAAGCGTAAAACTTTGCGAGAAAGCGGTTGGCGTTGTGCCGCTGATTGTCTGCACCACCGCGCCATCTTTTTTGTATCTAAACGCTGCCGCGTCGCCCGCGTCGTTCTTAGCCCAGTTTAAATTTGTGGTTACAGCCACGCTTGAACCGTACTCGTACGTAAGCGTGCTGGAAGTTGTGATGGTTAGTGTTGGCTGCGTATAAACGGCCGGCACTACGACCTGCAGCATATTTTTGATAATTGTTGCCAGCGTAGTGCCGCTGCTAATTGTATTGCCGTCAGAATAGGCGCCCTGTGTTACCGCCATAACGTTAATAGCGTTATCGAGCGTAATGTCTTCTGCACGTAAAAGTACGGCACCTGTTTGATCGTTAACGCTTAGTACATAATTTGATGCCGCGTCACCGGCTGGACCTGTTGCACCTGTGACACCTGTAACTCCGGTGACGCCCGTGACGCCAGACGGACCAGTAACGCCAGTAACTCCCGTAACACCTGTAGTCCCGTCAACACCGGTCGCGCCGCGAGTGCCTTGCACGCCACGGGGACCTGACGGACCTTCCGGGCCTGTGGCTCCAGTCACGCCTTGCAAGCCTTGAGGTCCGCGAATTTGACCAATATTTACCCACTCGCCCGCAAGGCCGGCGTCAGTCCAGACAACGCCGTCACCAGGAAATAAGTTTAATTCAACAGGAACAGTTTCCGGTATCGGGGTAACAGCCACCCATGTATCACCAAAATTTGGTAACCAGCTAGGCGGCCACTCAACTAAATAGCCGAGTATTCGCGTCGCCGCCCCAGTAGGGCCGCTAACACCTGTTGCGCCGACCGGCCCGGTAACGCCTGTGGTACCTGTAATGCCGACCGGCCCTGTAATACCCGTTACACCTGTGGCACCAGTAGCCCCTGTGATACCCGTTACACCTGTGGCACCTGTTTCACCTGTGGCACCAGTAGCCCCTGTGATACCCGTTACACCTGTGGCACCTGTGGCGCCAGTAGCCCCTGTGATACCCGTTACACCTGTTTCACCTGTGGCGCCTGTTTCACCTGTGGCGCCTGTAACGCCTGTGAAGCCTGTAGCCCCGACTGATCCGGTTGCGCCCGTTTCACCTGTAATACCCGTTACACCTGTTACGCCGGTTGCGCCCGTAAAACCAGTTACACCAGTGACACCCGTTACACCTGTAACGCCTGTTACGCCGGTAGTACCTTGCGGCCCGGTAGCACCTGCAACGCCTGCGGCACCTGTCGCACCAGTTAAACCTGTAACACCTGTTGCACCCGCAAGACCCGTTACACCTGTTTCGCCTGCGGCGCCGCGTATAGGCCCAATATTTAACCACTCTGTACCGCCCCACATAATGCCATCACCGGCGGTCGTGCCGGCCGGAACGCCAACCGGTAAGGGCGATACGGCCAGCCACAAATCCCCAACTGCGGGAGTACCACTGTCTGGTGGCCAAACAACAACGGTACCTTTAATAGTTATTGAATTGCCGTTATCGCCTTTAGGTCCTGTTACGCCTGTAACGCCCTGCGGCCCAGTGGCCCCGGTAGTGCCATGCAACCCAGTTACGCCGGTTAAACCAGTTACGCCGGTACTGCCTTCTGGGCCCGTCGCACCTGTGACACCGGTTACTCCCGCGGAGCCCGTTACACCTGTTGCGCCTGTAGCACCAGTAGCCCCTGTAATACCCGTTACACCGGTTACTCCCTGCGGTCCAGTAGAACCTGTAACGCCTGTTGCACCTGTAATGCCCGTTACGCCATGCGGGCCGGTAGCACCTGTAATGCCTGTAGCGCCAGTTACGCCGGTTACACCTGTAGATCCGATTACACCGGATGCACTAGCGTTGTCTACGCGCGTGTACATGAACCGCGCGATGATGTCCGCCGAAAAATAAGGCGGCAGCGTGCCTGCCAACGCGTTTGGCAGCGGGTGTAAAATCGGCCACCCGTTTTTTGTCTCAAATAAAATGCCTTCAGACGACGGAATTAAACCATCGCCATCTTGAAGGTCGTTTGAAAAAGTATTTTGTCTGTTTTCGTCTTCAAGCGTGCATACTACAGCCGTATCTGTAGCCGAAGAAATACCGACAACTTTTAGTATCCGACCCTGCCCGCCAGTAACGACGTAGTCGCCTACTTTAACGTCATTGCCGTCATAGAAAAACGGCGTGGGCGAATCAGGGTATCCGTGCGGCTGCGCGGTTACGACAAGCGTTGCGGTCCATCTATACGCAAACGCACCCCACTGCGTACCAGCAGGCCACCAAGCAAGTTCGTTGACGTTGCTTAGGGTTACACTTAATACCTTTGGAGGAACAAATGTCATGGCTCAGGCTTTGCTGTTAGAAGAAACAAACAATACGCGCTGTGCCGTTCGTATCGCATGACACGACAGAATTCGAAATACGAATTTTAAATGCTGTCGTTTTTGTTGCTCCTGTCATTGTTAGTTCGCTTGTGGATGTCGGATACCGTGCGTGCCACAAGTCTGTACCGGCGGTGTAACCCCAATAAGTAACGTCTTTAACTTCTTTGCCGACAGTGTGCGTAATCGTCACGTCATTCGAAGAGATCGCTGATGACCACCCGGCTGGTAGGCCTGTAATAGTGCCGGGTGACGCACCGGAAAATGTCACGTTAAACTCAAACATAGAGTCTGCGGCACTTAAGCCTGTCACGCCTGTCGCGCCAACTGGGCCTGTGACACCCGTAACGCCAGCTGGGCCCGTAGCACCTGTGACACCAGTAACGCCACTTACGCCGATACCCGTGGGACCGTTGACGCCGCTTACGCCAGTAACACCTGTGACCCCAGCAGGACCTGTAGCGCCGCTCGGGCCTGTTACGCTAGCACCTGACGGACCCGTTAGTCCTGTAGCACCAGTAACCCCTGTCGCTCCGGCAGGCCCGGTAGCCCCTGTAGTGCCAGTAATGCCAACTGGGCCGGTAATGCTAGCACCTGACGGACCGGTTAGCCCGGTAAACCCTGTAGCACCAGTAACGCCGGCAGGGCCTGTAGCTCCTGTGACGCCAGTGATACCTTGTAAGCCTAGAAGCCCTTGAAGGCCAGACGGCCCCGTGGAACCTAAACCGATATCAGGTAATTGCGCCGTAGGGACTTTGCCGGAACTATTAAGCGTCGCCACGCCGTTAGGCACGCCCTTATCGCTAGACGGAATACCGCCAGTTAACGCAACAATAGCCGATAACGTTGTGCGTTTTGTCGCCAGTCCACCCGCGTCTTGAGTGTCTACAAGCGGAATAATGTCATTTAAAATCGGCGTCAGCTTTTCGGGCAGTTCCGAAATCTTTTTTTCTGTCATTTAACCGGCTCCCACTAGTAGTCATTTTCGTCTTCATTCTCTTCCCAGTGGCGCCGGGACTTTTTCTTCTTTTCGGTTTTAACGCCCTCCAAATCGTCAGCGACACGAAGTAGCCATTTTGCTAACTTTCGTGCGTCGGGCGGGAGGAGCAGCGGGGGGTCTTTTCCAAATACATCCAGAACTATACCTGTTTCTTCGTTATTTCCGATTTGCCACGTACCGGCCTGGGCCGCAAAAGTTGGTACCTCATCTGCGGGCGTCTTGGACGCTAGATTCTTAAATTCTATGTGATCAGGCTGGTTTATAACAACTGTGGCCACCGCGGTTACTCCCCCTGCGTATCGTCTAAAATTACTGGCGTATTGTCTGCCGCCCAGAGCCCAACAAATTTGCTCAAAAAATACTCTTCCGCGTCATCGGCCGATAAGCCGTCACGCATTAATTGAGCCAGCATAAGTTTTTTGCTGTAAATAGCCACTGGACTTAAATACCCCGCGGCCCCAAAACCAATGAGGGCCCCGTGCATATTGTCAAACAATACCGCGTCTGGATTCTCGTCATTCAGCTGATTTAGAATGTGCTGCGTCATAATTGCTCACCCTCAAATGTCTTCGAGAAATGATATTGCGATGTCGCTGGCCCTACGATAGCCCTCACGTACGCCGCGCTGAAATTCCTGTGAACCTACTGCCGCTGGTTTATCCGTCAGATCTGCAATTGTAGCAAAACCGGCGATAGCCTTGTTCCGCAACTGCCGATGATCATTAGGCGGCGTAAGCATTTCGCTGTCGGAATTTACGGCGGCAGAAAAACGCTCATTAACATTTACAGTCAAACCCATTAGTTTTAACGTACTAGCGCAGCGAACTATTTCAGCCGCGTCTGCAAAGGCGGCGGGGCCGTGCGGCACATATTTCTGTGCAAGCCGCAATAGATTGCCGCAAAGCTGGGTTAACTCATCGATAAACCCCGGCATCTGTGTTTTTTCATTTAACTGTTGATGCGCCGTTTCTGCCTTGCGCCTCGCACGCGTTAAAGCCTTTGACCTGTCTGCCTCAAGCCGCGTCGGTGTTGCAGCAACCGTCGTCATCGTAGATCCTTTCTACAGTGGTAATCGATCCATCTTTCCCGCGACGCTCGGCGGCACGGGTATACGCGTTAAAAATACTGTTATGAATTCGCTCGCTCGGGAGCGTAGCGTTAACAATATGCAGGCCGTGCTTGGCGATCTCGGGCACGGCGACTTGTTTGCGGCTAAAGCCTGAGAAACGCAAATAGGCGTCCCGCATTCTGCTGCGCGTTTTGTGATCAACACGCTCGTAACGGTCGCGACCCTGGCCCGTTCTTTTTGCCGACTCCTCTGGTGGCAAATCTAAAACAACGCAAAGATCAGGAGAAAGATTAGATGTCTGCCGAAACACAGACAAAATAAAATCATGGTCAATCTGATTTATTTCGCCCTGATACACGAGCGTCGACAACAGCCACCGGTCACAAATCACTACAACGTTTTCAGATAACCGCTGTTTGATGTGTTCGGCGAGTTCAGTGCGTGCGGCAGAAAAAAGAAGCATCTGCGCCGCGTTAGATATCGGGGCGTCATTGTGCAAAAGAATCTGCCGGATAGCCGTGCCGATGCGTGTCGTGCCGGGATCTGCTACAAGTTCGGCCGTCGTGCCAAGATCATTTAATTTTTGCACCAGCATTCTGGCTTGTGTGCTTTTGCCAGCGCCGTCGATGCCTTCTAAACAGACAAACACAGTACGTCCTTTATGACAACAATTAACGTCCGGTAATCTGAAAACTTGTGTTTAAAACCTGTGGCGTATTCACAGCAAGTTTTGTGCTTGTACCGCCAATTTGCACATCAGTAGCCGCCGTCGTAGTGTCAGGCGCTGTTGAAAAAAGAATAAGCTCAGAGCCGTCGGCGAATCTGAGATTCAAGCCGTGCGCGGCGTGCCCGAGACCCAAGCAACTATGCTTAATTAACCACTGCGCCGCGTAATCGCAAAATTGCGTTAGCGCTGCACGGTCAGCATCTGAGCTGTTATTTTCGGTGGCGTAATCATTGAGAATCGTCGTCAGCAGTTCGCTTTTTTGCATACCGCACACTCCTTTTCTTTTTTACCGTAGTTGGCTTATCATTAGCCTTTGCCGCCAGTTTTTCTTTTAACCGTTGCATGCTGTTTGCCGCGTGCCGGGCCGTCTTAGCCTGGTGTTTGCATTCTTTAATTTTTTGGCTTATGTCGTTAAGCATGTTACGTGCAGCGTGCACATACAAACGCAGCATGTAATACCTGTTTGCGGCGTAGATTGCAAGTAGGTCGCCGTCTAGTTGCGTCAAGATTTTTTTGACGGCGGGCACGGCTGTTATGCCATTCGCCTCTAATACTTTGGCGGCTTCGCGGGCTGTACAAATAATATCAGCGGCCACGATGATTTGAGCGCCCACTGGGCTCTGACTGACACGCCCCCGGAATTCCATGTCACGCTTTGTTTCGACGAGCCGGAAGTCGCGGCTTATGTCGGCGACCATGGCCGCTATCTGCACAGTCGTCGTCTCCGCGACATTTTCAAATGCACAGTCACTGACCTGAATTACGTCGTGGAGCAGCGACGCGTGCACAATAGCTGCAATGCTGTCTTTTGTGCTGTCCGGTAAAAAATCAACCCGGACGTCTTGATACAACTTCTGCGCAATTAACTCGGCTTGCCGGGCGACCAAAATACAGTGGTCAATTAATGCTTGCCCAGAAAGAGTTTTTCTCTGGCCGTAGTACTGTTTAGCGAAGTCTATCGTGCGTTGCGTACACAACACATCTGATTTTTTCATCGGCACCTCCATGTGCCACACCACTATGCAATACCGAGTATTTTTTTCCAGCCAGCCTCGAACGACTTGCGACGTGTTGCCAGGTTGTAATTTACTCGATTATTCATATTGTCAATGTGCCACGGTTCCGCGATTAATGTTTGTAATGTTGCCGTCATTGGGTCGTAGTCGGGAACGGCGTGCGGCACTCCGTTTTCGTCATAATCGGTTTTCGTGCGCACCAAAACGCCGTTCTCGTTTGGATAAACGTAATCTAGTTGCGGAGAAACCGCAAATGACAAAACTGGCGTACCACAACTAATTGACGTTAAACCACAAAAACCATAGTTGTCACATTCCGCCGGAAACAGCGTTAAATCGTGCTCCCCGTACAGGCTGGCTCTTTTAGCGAATGGCACGTTTCTTACTAATTTAACACGGCCATTTGTACGCTGGCCGAGAGCCTGAAAAAATTTGGCAATGGCTGGCGAAAACCGGCTCGACATAATTGCCACGGTTAATTCAGCGTCAGGCATGTGCTCAAACAGATACGCTAGATCAGATAAGAAGTTGCTATGAGCACACCTAGCATTACGGTCAAACCAAGGTAAAAAAATCTTTACCCGGCGCCCGTTGACACGAGCATCTTTTTTTGTGACGGGCAGCCCGGTGTCAAAAGGAATGTATGACGTTGCTCGAACGTTATACACGTCACTAAACAGTTCGCGGCATTCGGCTGACATCGCGACTACGGTATCAGCCCGCTGCATGGCTTTTTTAAGCGGCGGCATCATTTCCTGCCACATGGGCACCAGCACCGTCAGCTTGTCGTGCCTATTTGCAAAATTTATTTGCTCTATTTTTGGCACGTGTGTCCAGATTATGGCTGTTTGTTTTTTAGCCCAATCAGTGTAACGCGTTAACCCTTTGTGCGTTACTGCGCTGTCGTACGGAATGCGTAACTTGCCCGGCCCATTTTCAGAATAGATGCTGAACTCGACGCCGTTCGCCCGTAAAAAATCTACAAGACGCACACAGAAGTACGCCTGGTCGCAGTGGGAGTAGTGGGTGTGAATTCCGACACGCATGTTGTTACTGCGGTGGCGCTCCGCCCTGCCCATACTGCTGCTGCATAACCATTGCGCCGCCCTGCGTACGTGCCTGCTGACGAATATCGTCCATAATGCTCGTCACTAACGAGTGCATCATATTGTCAGCCCGTTTAAGCTTGATAAGTTCGGAGTCCTTGAGTGCTTCGGGCATCGACAGAAGTTGATTAGCAATAAGTTGTGCCTGTGCTTGCAACTCTTCTGGCGTCCGCGGCACATTGGGCGAGTTTTGACGCTGCGTAATAAACTGATCCACAGAACTCGGCTGCGTGCCGGGCATAGCCGGTGCGCCACCAGCCGGTGCAGGTGCGCCGCCCGGCGGCATACCGCCTGCGGGAGGTGCCCCGCCCTGTGGCATACCTGTCGCACCAGATCCAGTATCGCCAACGCCCGCGAGCATGCTGGCCGGCTGCGACATAGCCTGCATCTGGTCGGCCTGTTGCATTTCTTCTTGCATGCGTCGCTGCTCGTCTGCGTAGATACGTTCTTCATCCAGCATACGCTTTGTCTCTTCTTCGTAATCCAGCCCAACGCTTGCCAGGCCTGTCGTCTTGCTGATCGCCGCCCCCTGCATGAGTTGCAGTTTGGCCATCTGCCGATTAAGGTCGTCGGCGTGCGTGACGCGTTGCAACCTGACAACCACCGGGTCCCAAGACAACGTGCGCGAAACAGAGTCCGCTAATTTGTTGAGAAAAAGATTAAGGTTATGCGGTAAATGCCCCCAGTTCGCTTCGAATAACCGCAAGGCTGTCGGTGCCGCCTGCAACGTCAGCGTGCCGTTAAATAACTCCACAGGCATGCCGATGCACTTCAAGAGAGTCTCGAGACCTTGGTCGATTAAATCTTTGGGGGCTAACTGACTGGCATCGCCGCCAAGGGCCTGGTAATTCACAGGGAACGGCAGCACGTTCCAGCGTGCCGGGTCACTTCGCCGCGCTCGCAGCATTGACTGTACGCGAGCAGAAAAACTCGAGAGATTGATTGTGTGCACTGGGTCGCCCGATGTGGGGTCGCCACCCTTTGGTGCCGGCGTAATAACCCGGAACGGCACTACGTAATCGAGTGCAATGGCTTCGTTGTATCGCTTTAAAATCTGGTAATACCACGCCTCACGGAAATTGGTCAGGATGCGTGAGATGCCCCAGCCGCGATTACGCATGCCAGCGAGCGCGTCTTCTTTAAGATGGAAAATAACGTCCTTGTCGAACATTAAGTTTTTACCATCTTTAATGGCTTGAATGACTTCCCAATTCGCGTGGTCTAAATAATGCAGGTAGCCCTGCTTGATCATGTTCCGATAGTCTTCGGGGATCTTCCAGACATACGTGCACTCTGTGCTGTACGGGTCCCAAAGAATGTCAATCTCGTGCGGACTCCATCGTTTAACTTTGATGCCGTCATCATTGCCTGCCCGGCGGTCAATATGGCGCCACTTACCGTGCGTCTTGCAGTTAGGGCACGAAGCGTAAAACTCAAAATTCTCCCACTTAAAATTACAACTAGCGGTTGCGTGAACTTTCCGCAGCGGCATTTCAAGTCCGCAGCCATTGCAAGACAAATAACGCCGGAACGGAATAAGCAAACTTGTAAACGAGTTGCCGTACGTCATGTAATCCATGGCGACGGTATGAAGCACGTTTTTAATGCTGAGCGTGTCGTCAAGAAAGACACGAAACTTTTCTTTCTCTTCGCGACCGACAGTATTTTCGCCAGCATCTTTGACTTCGATGTCAGTGATGAAGTAGGACACGACGCGGTCAACGGCCTGCCTGTACGGTCCGTTGGCGTTCATGATGTACTCACACCAGCGCAATGCGGTCTGAATACTTTCCGGCATCGACAGGCTGGCGACGTCGCAGAACGGGTCTGGAAACCGCTCATCGGACATTACGCCGCGGCCCAATGTTCCAAAACCAGCTTGCGACGAAGGGCCGAGCATTTGTGACAAGGCTACATTCCTTATTTTTTGGCAGCAGCGTCTACATGCGTGCAGGCCGTGTTAGCCGCCCGCTTACGAAAGTCATTGTCTAGATCCGCTATAGCTGCCGATTTTTCGTGCAGTTTATTATCTGCCGCTATTGGCTGCTCTTCAGGAGTGCGGCCCGGCTCAATTACGCCTCGTTTTTCCACAGTTAAATCTCCTCGGTCGGCGCGATTACAGCCCGCTCGACCCGCAAAACGCAGTGCTCTCTATTGTCATAAATGTACTGGAATCCGGTCGTATAGACAAGGTAAAGCCGCTGGTCGTTTTTAATCTGCACAGCCCACGGACGTTGATAAGGATCATTTGCGGGCGGAAACCACCTAGCTGCGTTCTGCTCAAATCGTAGGTCGTATATCAATACTATAAAACCGCTATACTCTGGAATATCAACATCTTCTCTTATCACATTAATTATGACTTCGTGATAAAAAGCCGGCACAGTGCCGAGCCCTTCTTTTTCAAAATATAGAAGTTGCTGCGGTGCGCCAACTCTTTGACCAGCACTCATGGCGACAGCCGCAGGTGCTGGTTTTATACCTGACTTCTTCAATCCGAACGCCGCCATCGGGCTGTAACTGCGGTCCACCTGATCAACCGGCGGTGCCACAATTAACGGCTGCGACGCTTCCTGCTGCAACTCGTCCATTAATTCTTCTTCCGTAGTTTCGACTGCCGCCGGCCGCGGAGTTACCGCTTTTGTCGGCACGCGCTGCACAGAAGAAGAAATTTTTGCCAGTTCTTCAAATGCCACGGCTGCACGCTCCCTAATAGATTCGATGTCATTTCCTTGCACACGACTCCGTGCCGCGGCAATTGCTTGTGCGGAGGCTTGTTTACTTACATTGCCCAGCACTAAAGATTGCGCTTTCGAGCCGTCCGGGCTCACCATGTTGACTTTAATATTGTCAAGATCGTGAGGATTAAAATTAGACGGCATGCCGCCTGGCGTAGCTTTAGCCACAACAATACCTCTTAAACCATGCGGCCCGGGGCGCATGTAATCAGCCAAAGACCGGCCGTTGCTCATTTTTTCATCGGACGGGTCTCTGTAATCCGGCATGGAAGCTCCAATAGCTAAAAAAAGGGGTGCGATACATACCGCTACCCCTCAAAAATTTCCGGCGTTAGCCGTGGGCAAACACTGTATAACCGATCCCGCGGGATTTGGAAATACAGCCTGCCCATGGGAAACCCGTCGCCGCACGTAGCGACGAAATTTTTAGAATGCGGTAACACCTCCGCGTAAACCTCTCCAGAGACTAGATGAGCGACAACTAGCCCGAGATTTGCGTCATCCGGGAAGATTGGCAAAACGTTTGGATTTGGATCTATATCCAGTAACCACGGCAATACGCCGTTAAGTTTACTACGTTTATCTTCTGGCCGGATGAAGTATCGCATTAGATTAACACGGGCGCCTTTTTCGTGACCTGCCAGTTAATAGGCGGGATCGCGCTTCCGGCATACGGATCAGGAAGGTTCGACAACGCCTCCGTAGACACGAGTTGGACACGGGAAAACAGGCTCAACGTCATGTCGTCGCCTACGTTCTGTGCGGCAGTAACAACGTCAATGTCGGTGGCTCCGCCAGAGAGCCCACGACCAAGAAACCTGCGGGCCGCCGCCATGATATCCGCATCAGCAGTAGATTGAATTTTGCTGATCGGAATCGGGTTGTCGTTTTCGTCTCGCACAGCCGACGTCATTCGAAACGGATTTAACACCTTCTGCCCGAGCACCGGAGAAAAATCTTCCAGTGCGGAATCGTCGTCAATCGCTCTCGATACGTCGGCATCGCGGGCAACGATTGAATCGACCAGCGTTTTGCCGGTCACGCGCTGACTGTCGATAACTGCGTCGGGGTGCGCGGCAAGTTTTGCCGAATCAACCCGTTCACTACCGACAGCAAACGGAATAAACACACGCGGCACTACCAGACTGGTTACTGGGTCCGCGCCCGCCTTGATCTGCTCGCTGGCGTTTATCATTGCCCGAAGCAGCTGCAAACCCCACACAGCCACACGCCTGTGTCGGGGTTTGTTTTCGTTTAGCGGGCCGCCTCGACGGATGGGGACGGCGAGATCCCATCGACCAAGCACCGTGTCGTACACAAACTTCCCGTTTCTGGGGCGGCTGACCGTAAGCCCCAGCCACAAGCGGCCGGCACGCGTTGGCTCAAGCGTGACCATCACAGGCCGGTTGGGCTCTCGGCC